GTTCTAAAAAAAGTTGTAAATTCTTCATGACTTCACCACTGTTGATGTTTTGAAACCACCAGATGTACCATCAGCATTTGCAACTAGTGTGTCTAATGGTCCTCTAGTAGGAAAATTCTTTTTGTCTGAAATGTCATCAGACCATACACTATTGCCAGTGTAATATAATGTCTTTGATGACTGAATCGAACATGGTTTAGTGAGATAGTACGTCATTTGTGGAGGTGACAATATAATATATTTATCACCTCCATATATTATCAGGAGAAGAAGTGGTCAGGCACACTCAAATCTTCCACATATGTCTCAACATGTTCATCACCTTGAAGGTCAAGGATCTTTTCCCAATCTAGATTATGTGCATTGAAATCATCCATGACATCAAGCTCTAGAGTTACACGGTATTTGGTTTTGCGTGGAAAATAGGTGGCAGACATGAGAACTCCTGATTGACTACCCATACAATATAGGGTATTTAGGTCAAGAAGTCAAGGTCTTATGGACAGTCTCTAAACTGTCCATTGAGGATGTTCTCTGTTCGTTTTCTAATTACTGTCTGTGCACTATTACAATATCCATCTAATGTGTCATATACTTTATCATCATAAGAATATTGTGTCATATAATCATAATATTTGAACTTTCTAAACATATTAATATCAGTCCACCTAGATGTTGTCCAAAAAACAATAGCTAATCGTTCTCCTTTGGTAACAGTATTAACACGATGACCAATTCCAGTCTCATATGTTATACCATGACCTGCTTTTGGTTTAAAAAATTGTTCTTTACCATCCAACCATAATACTAACTCACCACCATCATATTCATCAGGTTCATTAAGAAAAATTGTAGTAGAAAAATGTCCTAACTTATAATCATCAAAATGTGGTTTATAATATCCACCTGTAGGTGTTCTTGTACAATGTATAGATGAACTCTGTTTTGGTTCTGTAAACCTAGTAAATCTTTGATTGTTATCTACATGAGGCCAGAAAATATAACCAGGAAGTTCTTTTTTTGTTCCTTGATTTCTTTTCAGGTCATGTAGATTTCTATCACCAAGCCAATGTAAAGATTTTATTCCATCTTCCCACTCTTGATTTCTTATCCAATTATGAATAGTTATTAATGCGTCGGAATTGAGGAATTCATTCTCACAAAACCGACCAATAATATTAGGATCAATTTTTGATATAACCATTCTCAACCAACCATTCCCTTGTCATAGGCGTGGGAGAATAATCGGTCCACATTGTACCACGAGCACAGGATTCAAGTGCTAGTTGAGTCATACCTTCAGTTTTACCTGCCCAAGTTGCCTCTTTCTCCCATGGTTGTGCCGATACTGGATAAGTACGTTCTACCATTTCTTGCCACAACATAGGAACATCTTCCTCTGGTTTGATAATAGCAATCATGGAATTATCAATCGTTCCAGCCATACAATCCTGGGCTGCATGCCAACCTTCATGTCTCATCACAGACATAAGAGTACTAGGACGATGCATAAATGCTCGGTTCAAGAAGAAATTATTTCCTACTGTATGATATACACCACGGTGTCCGACAGGAAAATATTTTTCATCCGCAAGATATACTTGAACATCAATAAGAGTCAATGCATTCAAAATACGACTGAACTCTTCTGCAACTGGGTTCCAATCAGAGTCAGGATATTGTTGTACAAGATAATCAATACCCCAAACTGGTTCTACACCTTCAGTGCACTCTTCCAGTAACATACAACCCATTGAATCGTATGAAAATGGTTCAACTTCTGGTTGTGCAATTGCTGGTAATGTACCAAACATCATCAGACTTAATAGTAAAGCTTTAATCTTCATCGTAAATTGAATCTCTCTTTTTTATGTATCGTAACTTTTTCCAATCACGTTGATAACATAACAATAAAGTGTGGTACTTACAGTGTATATGATTACGAGTTACCGTACAATATGGTTTTGGTTTTGTACCAAGTTCAATCGTAATATATTCATCTTCTTGGTCTCTATAATATACCCACCCTTCGTGAATACCTGCGGTTGTCTCCCATTTTACATAATCATTCACTTGTGGTACATAATCAGACATAATAATCACTCTTTTGTGGGGACACCGATAGAAGATAATGTTTCTTGTTGTTTAAAATATAGTTTGATATAACAACGTAACATATTTTTGATTTCTTTTATATCATCACAAGTATCAATATCTCTTGATGCCCTTTCATAGGCAAAAGACCTTGATGGAGTAGATAATGTTATTGTGTCTGGATTCATGAGAAGAATGCTGCCATGAGTGGATTGAGATTTAACTTCATAGCTGAGTATGGAGTTGTATCTAAAATATTTACTATTTTACCTGGTTTCTTATAGTTGACAGGAGCCATAAACACTCCTTTCTTTCTACAAAAGAAACCCCATACTGAACTTGGATGTTTTTCTGAACACCCAACAAAATCATAACCGATGTTTCTTATCCAGATACGTTTGACGGTCTTTGAATAATCATCGGTCCAATATTCATACCCCTGTGGAGGCTGATGCGGAAATTCCATCTTTTTCATAACTATAGAGTAGGTCAAGCATCTTTTGACGCCATTCCATCAATTCATCATAACACCCCTGATTGTATGCACAACCACGGAGACGAGTATCAGGTTTGATTACACTTTCAATCATAAGATTGAGTGCGTCTTTTTGTGAATCAGTCATCGAAAACTTTACACATTGGTGAACCAGGATGGTCATCACAGAACTTGTCTAGAATTTTATCTTTATGACGTTCTGATGGGTCTGCAATCTTACCCTCTGTCGTGGGATCCCATTCATCATCAGAATGGGTCTCATTTGTATGCAAGTCTACCTTATAGGCATTGTACTTATCATTTGGGTCATAGAGGGGATCATTAACATCCCGTTGACGTGGTTGTGACATGATTAAGTTAGGAACGAAGTTACAACTTTAGATGGTAGTTCATCTAACAAAGAATATTTATCGGCCTTGTTGATATTCTGTCTTAATTCACTGAAATACTGAGAGTAATAACCATCTTCTTCAGTAATTAAGTCAAAACATTCTTCATCATTTTCTGCAACAACATTCCACACTCCACCATATTCTGATGAGGGAAATGGTACATAATGGTCAACAATGTAGATAAATTTCATTAGTCTTGAGAATTACCTTAATAGTATAAGTTAGTTACGAGAGATTGTCAAGTTGTCGTTGTAACTCATAATAGACTGAAATAAGTTTGAGATTCATGTAAGTTTCGTAGTCATTACCTTTGATTAGATCAAGTGTAGTCTCAATTTGTTGCATAGCAAGAGTGAGTGTTTCCATTTCATCCATTAGAGTTTTTAACCTTGTCCACAAGATAAGCTGCAAACTCCTCCATCTTATCAGGATGAATAGCCTTGATGCCTACATCTTTGACAGCGTTTTCAATACTTTCGATTTGTGTTTTGTTAAGTTTTTTACTGTTTGATGGTAGGCTCATGTGTTAATTCTCTGTCATATCTTTATCTATCAAATTATAATCTTTGAGTTCTGGTGTGACTACCCCTTCCCAACATTTCTTAAAATTCTCGTCAAAGTTCTTAGTAAAAACAGGAACAAATGCAAGTAATGCGTGACTAATGTCTACAACATCTTGACGATTATTGCTATTAGATGCTTCTACCAGTTTACCTGATAGAAACTCAATGGTAGCAATATGACTGAATGACTGTTCAAGGTCATTCATAAGTTCCCATACCTCATCATATTTTGTCATTTGATTACGTTCCAGTTTTCATCGTTAGTTTTGTTCATCCAGAAGTGATACCTTCCACTGATAGAAGAAAGAAACATCTGGTCTTCTGTCTCTTGTTCTACACGACATGAATGAAGTTCATGCATGAGATTGTAAAATCGATTCTTCGATTTACTATTTTTTGGTTCAACACAAACGAATTTGGGTTTCATAGAGTGGTGTCTCTTACAATACAGTGGTCATTTGAAGGTGAGTAACTTTGTACCTATAACTCATCTATCAACCGGGACAAGCCTATTCTATAGACCTTTTGTATATCTGTCAAGGTTCTGTTGTTCACTCATACGAGCACATCGTTCACACCGAGGAATATTTTTCAAATGTTGAAACATATGATACAATTCATGTAGAATAGTCTTGGTGTGTTCTGCACCATCAAGTCTCTCATCAATTTGAATTAGAAACTCATGGTCATCTTCTCTCATACACCAACCATCAACACCCTCATCAGATAGGTCCATATAAACTACTGTAAGGTCTACTGAATAGTCAGATAGGTATTCTATCAAGAACCACTCAATAAGTGGTCTACAATCGGATATAGGGTGGTCTGGGAGGTTGATACTAATACAATGCATGAGATAGTCCTTGATACACAATTCTGGTCCCCCAATTCATCATCCACATGAATGACACAATGAAGATTAGTTTATGAGTAGTGGTCATCTCCTTGGTATAACTCCACATACTATAAGACCCCCACTCGTAAAAGTGGAGGTCAGTTGTGACAGTTTGTCAAGTGGTCCTATCAGTCAGCATTGTAGTGAAAAGTGCCAATGAGGTATTTATTAGTGATATCTGCAAGAACTGTACCCCAAGCAGTTCCGCCAATATAACAACTAAAATAATTGAGTGGAGTAGCACCATAAAATGAAATATTACCATTATGAGATTTTAGATATTTACAGAATGCCACTCAGGCATTACTGGTGAATTTACAACTACTTCAGTACCAATACCAGTCACTGATGATTCATAAAGACCTTTGAGTTCATCAACTGTTGTAACATTAGAAATCAATGTTTCTCTTTGCTCTGATAGAAAATTCGAAATAGATAGTTACTTCCCGTCTCAGAAAGCAGACCATCTTTTCAAAGATAATATGAAATGGTTGTGTCTGCTTTCTCTTACCTCCATTGAGCAAGAATTCAACACCACGATTTATGTGGTCTTCATTTTTATTTATGTTAAGACTTGATGACTTGTTGTTCTCTGAGGAATTTGATTGTGTCAACACATCCTCCTAATTTTTTTATTGTCACATACTACTTGCGGAAAAGTAGAACCCCTACCAAATTTAGCATAGAATTCTTCTCGCGTAAAGTCTTCTTCAAGATTATAAGATACGAACTGTGTTCCTGTCAACTCCAGTACTTGTTTAATCTTATAACAGTGAGGACAATTTTCTTTTGTGTATACTTTAAAATTCATAAATTAACTTCCGATTAAAAAATAATTTCCAATTACAAGACAATCTAGATCAATACTTTCAAAAGTTTTAATAGCATCTTTTGGATTCTCTACAATTGGTTGACCATTATCATTGAAAGAAGTATTTAAAAGAACCGGACAATCAGTTTCTTTGTTATATTTTTGAAGAAGTGTTGTAACTTCTGGATGCAATTTTTCATTTACAGTTTGAATTCTACATGAGAAATCTTTATGTGTGATCGCACCAAGTTTCTTTCTTTGATGTGGTTTTACTACCAGAGAGTATAGCATATATTCATTTGGATATACATCTATAAAGTATTCTTCTTGATATTCTTCAAGCATAATGCCCGCAAATGGACGCCACTCTTCTCTATGTTTAATACGAGTATTGATTGTCTTTTTATTTTCTTTTAATGATGGGTTCATCAGAATTGAACGAGAACCAAGTGCTCTAGGTCCAAACTCTGAACGATTTTGAAACCATCCAACAATTTTATTATCAGCAAGAAGTTTAGCAACCTTCTCACACAGTTCTTCAAAGTTATCAAACTTCTTATAGTTTTTCCCTTCAAGTGCTTTCTCAATCTCTTCGTCACTATAAGTGCGTCCAAGAAGTGAAATATTATGTGGGAGAGTTACTTTTTCTTTTGTCTTAAAAACACCATAACATGCAGCACCAAATGATAATCCAGTATCGTCAGGAAATGGTGGGATGTGCATATTCTTTACAATTTCATTCTTACGAATGACAGAGTTTGTGAGAATATTCAGAAACACACCACCAGCAAGGCAAAGATTGTCATCAATATATCCTTGCTCTTTGAGTGTCTTCATATAAACAAGCATTCCCTGCTCAAAATTATGTTGAAGAGTTCTTGCTTTGTTCTCTGGACTCATGTTCCCATAAACATAGTCCTGTCCAGGAAAAGAATTGAATGTAACTGAAGGGATACCTTCGAAAGTTTGTCGATAATCTTTTTCAAACTCCTTTATATTACCATATGCCGAAAGACCCATGACCTTGCCACAGAATGTCTCACGATACTTTGGATCAGTAATATCAATTTGTTTCTGAACCATCTCAACATAAATTTGATATGCCCAAGCCCAATAATAATTTCCAAAGTTATTCATTTCAGGAATACCGGGATGATACCTAAAAATACCTTTTTCTTTATTAAAGTATCCTATAGAATGATTCTCTGTAGAAAAAGCATTGCCAGTAGAATTGAATAAAATAGATCCAGCATTATCCATCGTAATAAATGTTCCTTCATTGTAATCTGAAGAGAACACTGATGAATATGCATGACACATATGATGTGATACTATCTCAACTTTTGCTTTTGGAAAATATCTTTTAACTTTAGATTGAAGAGTTTGATTAATATAATTCTTATAGAAGTTTGTATTTGCCATCGATGGAACGACAACTACATCAATATCTTCTTTGGAAAGATTTCCTGTCGATAAACAATAGTCTATCGATTTTCGTGGAAAGTTTCCATCATATTTAATACCAGTAAGTCTTTCTTCACTGATACTAGTTACATGATTTCCATTAGAAAATAAAGACACACTTGCTCCATGTGTCCAACTTTCATTCATTTGTTCTCTCAAACGAGGATTATCAGAAATTAAAACGTTCCATCCAATCGCACCATAAAGTCCAATAACATTCATTTATCAACTGCTTCTATAATTTTATCAAAGTTAAAGATTTCTTCATCCTCATCCACATAAGGATACTCTGCTTCTACTCCAGTAAAATCAAAGTCAAACAAATAACTATTTGGAAGTTTAAAGTTGGCAGGTTTCTCTGCTTGAATATTGGTATGTATATCCCATCCAAAGACCTTTGGACTAGTTCCATTCCATAATACCACAGAAGGTAATTTCAATGCTGTTGCTGCGTGTTGTAGGCAACTATCAATAAGTATTCTCTTCTCACTATTCAGTAAGATACTTACAAGTTCCATATTACTCATTGGATCTTGAACCACTTCCACACCATCCAATGCTTCAGAAGAAGGTTTTTTGACTTGAAAAATATGATACTTATCAGAATAATGATCTACAAGTTTTTGTGCAAGTGCCACAGGCATATCTCTTGCCCATAGATATGGTCTCTGTTCATTATACATTCCACCATTAGTTTGAAGAACCATAATCGGTTTTTCGTTTGCACGACTTGCCCAAAATTCTTTTGCAATCTTTTTCTGTAAAGGATTGAATTTAATATCTGGCATTTCACCACGATATTCTAATCCATACATCTTAGACCAAGTTTGAATCAGAGGCAGTTTTTTATGAATATGATCAGTAGTGAAATAAGGTTCATTATGAAAAATTATTGAGTCCTCATTTTCAATATAACTTTGGTAAAAATAACTTGTATTACCAAGTTGATATACTCTATCTACAAATGGAAGATTTTGAAATATTTCAGACCAGACAGAAACAACAATAAGTTGTCTACCTGGATGATTATTTTTAATACATTTAGCTACTGCTGTTGCTGCAATATGTTTACCAAACCCACCTTGAACATGAAATATAGAATACTTAAGTTTTGCCATAAAATTACCAAGGAGTTTCTTTGTTTACTGTAGCAGGTGCTGGGGGATTAAGAACAGAGTCAATCCATGAAGCATTATTTTGAGTTGTATTTGAATTTGCAAGTTCATCTGCAATCCATCCCAATACAATCTCTTCAGTCAAGTCTGCAAATGCAACAAATCCTTCAGAATCTGGAGTAACATCTTCAGAATTAACTTGATAAGTTTCAGAACCTTCAATTGTAGTTCTTTCTACATCAGAATCATCAGAGGATACCCATTTAACTTGAATATTACAAACTATATTGTTTCCATCATTTCTGACTTCAAGATTTTCAATTGTTCTTGTATGTGTAATTGCCATTTTGTTTTAGTTAACTCTCTATTATTTATTTAAAGATAATATTATTATCCTTTGTAAGTGGTGCCTTTACCTTAGGGGTTACCGTAACAATATCAGGTGTTCCCCAAAATTCAAGTCTTCTTTTGTTTTGTTCATAAATATCGATAATTTCTTCAGGGAGAATTGATGCTGGTGGAGGAGAAGTTTTCTTGACCTTAGAACGAACCTGATGCATATCACTTAGTCCATAAGTTATCAAATCATCTTCCCTATGAATATTTGAGATTGATCCAAAGTCATGATCATAAAACTCTTCCCCAATAAAATCATAGATGTCTTCCATTATTTTTTCGGGATTATCTACAAGATCATTATAGTCCACAAAATGCATTTTGTCACGCACATTTTGTTGGAATCCCATCATAATCGCATTCAGTGACTCATAAACAATACCACCTCCACCAAGAAGATACATACATCTATTCAAATCATTAATAGGAATATCAGTTTTGATTAATTGTTCATCTATAAAATTAATTCTTGGTTGTCCTTCCTGAAAAGGATTTCGATGAATCATTGTCAGAATAGAAGTTAGAATCTCATCTATTCTACGAACTGGAACAAGAATCTTTGCCTGTTCTCCAATGTATCCTTCAATATAAGGAACTCTTGCAGTCCATGCACGATTTTTATCAAAGACAACTGGTTGTTGAACATCACTATAAAAATGATGTGGAATGCTACCAATGATCTCTCTGACTTGATCTGGTTTTGGATATCCATGATACAACTCATTACCCATAAAGTCTTGCTCTACGGCAAACATTGCACCAAGAACTGGACTTGATGGTCCAGAATAAAATCTTGGATTCTGATTTAGAATTGATGAAAGCAAAGTACTCCCCGATCTGGGGAGTCCTGCCATAAAGTAAAAAGTTTTATTCATTCATTTATCATTCAATACTATTATATATTATACCATAAAATCAATTATTCAGTAGAGAATTAACTTTTTCTTCCAGTGAAGATAATCTTTCTTTGAGTTCTTGGTTTTCGACATCAAGTTCTTTGATTGCATTTACAAGAACAGGAAGTAAGTGCTCATGAGTGACACCCCACTTATCTATGTTAGATTTTGATGCAATGATTGTTTCATCACCTTCAAGTTCTGCAACCTCTTGAGCACTGAATCCATATCTGACTCTTTCATCAGTAACCTCATTCGTTTCTCTATTCTTGAATGAATATTTGATAGGATTAATATTCTGTAAGAATCCTCTTCCATGAGGTACATCACCATAAACACACTTATCTCTAATATCAGAAATAACTGTCCATGCTACTTGTATTGCGGCACATGAATGATTTGCATTACCCATAACAATACAATTGCTACTTGTCGTCAGATTAATCAGTCCTGATGGAGTGCCTGTTGTTTGACCGGCATTTTGACCAAATGCAAGGTTATTACTACCTGCTGTATTATTGCATCCTGCCTGATAACCTAAGAAGTTATTATGAGTTCCAGTGGTGTTGGATCTTCCTGCATCACGACCTAAGAAGTTATTATAACCTCCAGTGGTGTTGCAGTATCCTGTACATTGACCTAAGAAGTTATTATGAGTTCCAGTGGTGTTGGAGAATCCTGCATTAAGACCTAAGAAGTTATTACAACCTCCAGTCGAATTTCTGCCCGAATAACGACCAATAAAAATATTATAATCTGCGTCGGCATTTTGGCCTGCCTGACATCCTATATGGACATTATGACTTCCAGTAGTATTAGAGCATCCTGCTTCACGTCCAATGAAAGTATTAAAACATCCAGTGGTGTTGAATTTTCCTGCATAAAAACCAAAGAAGTTATTAGAAGTTCCAGTGGTGTTGCAGTATCCTGCACTAAAACCTAAGAAGTTATTATTATTTCCAGAACCAGAAGCACACTTACCAGCATAAGTTCCTAAGAAGGTATTATGTTGTCCAGTGACCGTTGCGCATTGACCGGCACCAACACCAATCATATTGTTACAGGATCCAGTGGTGTTGGAGAGTCCTGCATAAGCACCTAAGAAGTTATTACGAGTTCCAGTGGTGTTGCATCTTCCTGCACCATTACCTAAGAAGTTATTAGAACCTCCAGTGGTGTTGTAGCATCCTGCATAAGCACCTAAGAAGTTATTAAAACTTCCAGTGGTGTTGGAGAATCCTGCACCACAACCTAAGAAGTTATTAGAACTTCCAGTGGTGTTGCATCTTCCTGCACCCTGACCTAAGAAGTTATTACGAGTTCCAGTGGTGTTGGAGAATCCTGCTGCATTACCTAAGAAGTTATTAGTACCTCCAGTGGTGTTGTTGTATCCTGCATAATCACCTAAGAAGTTATTAGAAGTTCCAGTGGTGTTATTGAATCCTGCACTCAGACCAAAGAAGTTATTATTATTTCCAGAACCAGAAGCACACTTACCGGCATAAGTTCCTAAGAAGGTATTATGTTGTCCAGTGACCGTTGCGCATTTACCGGCACCAAGACCAATCATATTGTTACAGGATCCACTAGTGTTGGATCTTCCTGCATCAAGACCTAAGAAGTTATTATAATTTCCAGTGGTGTTGTATCTTCCTGCACTAGAACCTAAGAAGTTATTAGAACCTCCAGTGGTGTTGTAGCATCCTACATTAGTACCTAAGAAGTTATTAAAACTTCCAGTGGTGTTGCAGAGTCCTGCATTCTGACCTAAGAAGTTATTAGAACCTCCAGTGGTGTTGTATCTTCCTGCAATATTACCTAAGAAGTTATTAAAACCTCCAGTGGTGTTGGAGCATCCTGCACTATTACCAAAGAAGTTATTATAATTTCCAGTGGTGTTGAAGGTTCCTGCACTCAGACCTAAGAAGTTATTATAATTTCCAGTGGTGTTGAAGGTTCCTGCACAAAAACCCATGAAGTTATTATAACCTCCAGAACCAGAAGCACACTTACCGGCATAAGTTCCTAAGAAGGTATTATGTTGTCCAGTGACCGTTGCGCATTTACCGGCACCAAGACCAATCATATTGTTACAGGATCCAGTGGTGTTGGAGAGTCCTGTTCCATGACCTAAGAAGTTATTATCAGTTCCAGTGGTGTTGCATCTTCCTGCATAACGACCTAAGAAGTTATTATAAGATCCAGTGGTGTTGGAGAATCCTGCATTAAGACCTAAGAAGTTATTATAAGATCCAGTGGTGTTCAATTTTCCTGCATAATTACCAAAGAAGTGATTATGAGATCCAGTGGTGTTGCAGGAACCTGCACCACGCATCATTATAATATTTCTACATCCAGTGGTGTTGCAGTATCCTGCACCATTACCGAGGAAAATATTCTCACTTCCAGTGGTGTTGGATCTTCCTGCATTACGACCTAAGAAGTTATTATCACTTCCAGTGGTGTTGGATCTTCCTGCATAAGCACCTAAGAAGTTATTAAAACATCCAGTGGTGTTCAATCTTCCTGCATCATGACCTAAGAAGTTATTTTTTCTTCCAATGGTGTTGGAGCATCCTGCAAATTGACCAAAGAAGTTATTATAACCTCCAGTGGTGTTGTTTCGTCCTGCACTATTACCTAAGAAGTTATTAAAACTTCCAGTGGTGTTGGAGAGTCCTGCACAACTACCTAAGAAGTTATTATGACATGCAGTGGTGTTGCAGAGTCCTGCATTAAAACCAAAGAAGTTATTATAACCTCCAGTGGTGTTGTTTCGTCCTGCATAATGACCTAAGAAGTTATTACAACCTCCAGTGGTGTTTAAGTATCCTGCACTACGACCTAAGAAGTTATTAAAACTTCCAGTGGTGTTGAGGAGTCCTGCATTAGAACCAAAGAAGTTATTATTATTTCCAGAACCAGAAGCACACTTACCAGCATAAGTTCCTAAGAAGTTATTATGTTGTCCAGTGACCGTTGCGCATTGACCGGCACCACGACCGATCATATTGTTACAGGATCCAGTGGTGTTGGAGATTCCTGTTCCATTACCTAAGAAGTTATTAAAACATCCAGTGGTGTTGCAGTATCCTGCCTGAACACCTAAGAAGTTATTAGAACCTCCAGTGGTGTTGCAGAATCCTGCACTCAGACCAAAGAAGTTATTATAACCTCCAGAACCAGAAGCACACTTACCGGCATAAGTTCCTAAGAAGTTATTATGTTGTCCAGTGACCGTTGCGCATTGACCGGCACCACGACCGATCATATTGTTACAGGATCCAGTGGTGTTGGAGAATCCTGCAAGATAACCAAAGAAGTTATTATTATTTCCAGTGGTGTTGCAGGATCCTGCACTAGCACCTAAGAAGTTATTACAACTTCCAGTGGTGTTAGCGTATCCTGCATTACGACCTAAGAAGTTATTACAAGATCCAGTGGTGTTGCATCTTCCTGCACTAGGACCAAAGAAGTTATTAGAACCTCCAGTGGTGTTGCATTTTCCTGCACTAGAACCAAAGAAGTTATTATTATTTCCAGTGGTGTTGGAGAATCCTGTATAATTACCTAAGAAGTTGTTATTATTTCCAGTGGTGTTGTATCTTCCTGCAAATTGACCTAAGAAGTTATTATAATTTCCAGTGGTGTTGGATCTTCCTGCATAATTACCTAAGAAGTTATTAGAAGTTCCAGTGGTGTTGAATCTTCCTGCACTAAAACCTAAGAAGTTATTAGAACCTCCAGTGGTGTTGAAGGTTCCTGCACAAAAACCCATGAAGTTATTATGAGTTCCAGAACCAGAAGCACACTTACCGGCATAAGTTCCTAAGAAGTTATTATGTTGTCCAGTGACCGTTGCACATTGACCGGCACCACGACCGATCATATTGTTACAGGATCCAGTGGTGTTGGAGAATCCTGCAAGATAACCAAAGAAGTTATTATTATTTCCAGTGGTGTTGCAGGATCCTGCACTAGCACCTAAGAAGTTATTACAACTTCCAGTGGTGTTAGCGTATCCTGCATTACGACCTAAGAAGTTATTACAAGATCCAGTGGTGTTGCATCTTCCTGCACTAGGACCAAAGAAGTTATTAGAACCTCCAGTGGTGTTGCATTTTCCTGCACTAGAACCAAAGAAGTTATTATTATTTCCAGTGGTGTTGGAGAATCCTGTATAATTACCTAAGAAGTTGTTATTATTTCCAGTGGTGTTGTATCTTCCTGCAAATTGACCTAAGAAGTTATTATAATTTCCAGTGGTGTTGGATCTTCCTGCATAATTACCTAAGAAGTTATTAGAAGTTCCAGTGGTGTTGAATCTTCCTGCACTAAAACCTAAGAAGTTATTAGAACCTCCAGTGGTGTTGAAGGTTCCTGCACAAAAACCCATGAAGTTATTATGAGTTCCAGAACCAGAAGCACACTTACCGGCATAAGTTCCTAAGAAGTTATTATGTTGTCCAGTGACCGTTGCACATTGACCGGCACCACGACCGATCATATTGTTACAGGATCCAGTGGTGTTGGAGAGTCCTGCATTAGAACCAAAGAAGTTATTAAAACCTCCAGTGGTGTTGGAGAATCCTGCACCCCAACCAATGAAATTGTTACAATTCCCAGAAATGTTATATCTTCCTGCACATTGACCAAAGAAGTTATTACCACTTCCTGTGGTGTTGAATCTTCCTGAAGCTTCCCCAATGATGTTATTATTACTTCCAGTGGTGTTGTTTCCTCCTGCTTCACGACCAATGAAGTTATTAGAAGTTCCAGTGGTGTTGGAGAATCCTGCAAGATAACCAACGAAGAAATTACTACCTCCAGTGGTGTTGCATCTTCCTGTGCGACGACCAATGAAGACATTACAACCTCCAGTGGTGTTGAATTGTCCTGCATATTCACCCGCAAAGAAATTATAAGATCCAGATCCTCCTGCTGCAAATCCCGATCTAAATCCAAGGAAAATATTCTGAGTTCCGGTAGTATTTCCATATCCCGCACCCTGACCTATAGCAACATTACAAGTCCCAGTGATGTTTGATCTTCCTGCATCCTGACCAATAAAGTTATTACCAGTTCCAGTGGTGTTGGAGCATCCTGCATTACAACCAAAGAAGTTATTAAAACATCCAGTGGTGTTGCATCTTCCTGCATTACGACCTAAGAAGTTATTATCACTTCCAGTGGTGTTGGAGAGTCCTGCATTACAACCAAAGAAGTTATTAAAAGTTCCAGTGGTGTTGGAGAGTCCTGCATTAGCACCTAAGAAGTTATTATGAGTTCCAGTGGTGTTGTTGTATCCTGCATTAGAACCTAAGAAGTTATTATTATTTCCAGTGGTGTTGCGTCTTCCTGCATCCTGACCTAAGAAGTTATTTTTTTTTCCAGTGGTGTTGTTGTATCCTGCATTAGAACCTAAGAAGTTATTATAATTTCCAGTGGTGTTGGAGGATCCTGCATTAGAACCTAAGAAGTTATTAAAACCTCCAGTGGTGTTGGAGAGTCCTGCATTAGCACCAAAGAAGTTATTAAAACCTCCAGTGGTGTTGCATCTTCCTGCACTATTACCTAAGAAGTTATTATAACATCCATCAGTAATACTATTACCAGCATTACATCCCATAAAGATGTTAAAGCAGGCAGATCCTGTTGAAGGATCATACCCACCACCAGTCGTTGCATCACCGGCAAATATATTTCCGTCTGCGTCTTGTCTAAGTTCTTTTGCAAATGAACTAATACCAGCAAATGATGTTGCTGTTACCGTACCAGCAAATGTGGCATTACCATCAGGAAGAATAGTAGCACCAATTCCAGATGGTCCAGTGGAGTAACCAACATTTAATCCACTTCTGGCAGTTACAAAACCAACAGTATCTACACTTGATACATCTTCATATGTCAGTGTTCCACCGATGGTGACATTACCACTGAATGTAGCAGTCCCACCAACAATGTTCTCGGTGTATATTGTAGTAACACCGATTGATTCAGCACCAGTGATGAAACCTAGTGTTGAAACACCAGTAACAACTAATGATTCTGCTACAACATTTGCCGTGTAGGCAAGACCAGTAATTGTGACCTCACCTTGAGAACCACTTAGAGAAATATTAGCTCCAGCAATAAGAGAGGTAACAATACCCGTTAGGTTATTACCATTCCCATAATAAGTTGCACCTGTAACAACACCTAAAGTTGTAATACCAGAGACAATAAGTGAGTTTGCACTTACCGTATTGAGTGTCGTAATACCACTAACAACTATTGAGTCTGTTAAAACATTTGCAGTATTGGCAATACCGGTGATTGTAACATTACCAATCGATTGGTCAATTGTTATATATGGACCAGCAGTAATAGTTGTTACAATACCGGTAAGTTCAGTACCACGACCATAGTATGTCGTAATACCAACAGATGCACCAACAGTTGCACCTACTCCTGATGAGGTAATCTTAAAGTCGGCAAAGGATGAGATACCTACATCAACATTTAGTTGTGTGACAGAAGCAATACCACCGATTACATTCGTTGCAGTAGTGGAAAATCCGACACTTATACCTCCAGGAGAGGCTAAGTTAAATGCTGTGGTCGCAAATGATGCTGTTGAGGCAGTACCAATCAGATTACCATAGACAGTGACGGCAGCACCAGCAAATGTATTAGTGATGATACCGGCATTGATTTCAACAACACCTAAAGTAGAAATACCAGTATTATTAACACTTAAGGAAGTAACAGAAGCAATACCACCGATTACATTCGTTGCAATAGTGGCAAATCCGACACTTATACCTCCAGGAGAGGCTAAGTTAAATGCTGTGGTCGCAAATGATGCTGTGGTCGCAAATGATGCTGTGGAAGCAGTACCAATTAGGTCGCCATAAACAGTGACGGCAGCACCAGCAGTAGCGGTTATGATACCGGCATTGATTTCAACAACACCTAAAGTAGAAATACCAGTATTATTAACACTCAATTGTGTGACTGATGCTGCACCACCGACTACACTGGTCGATACACCAGCTTGCTCAACATAAGTCTGTTGTGAAACAGTAATTGTTGCAATACCACCATTATTTCCACCAGTGACAGTAACATCTAGTCCTCTAAAGTCTAGACCAGAATAAGTGGTTCCTAAACCTACTTGGCCACCTTCATCAAATATAAGAATACCCTCAACAGCTCCCGCGGGTGCAGAAGCTACCCATTGTGGAGGATTATTTGGTCCTCTTGATGCGAGAATAAGATTGGTGCTTCCACTCTCAAATGCTGAAGTAATACCTGGTTGTGCCTGATATAATAACTGACCTGTCGCTCCGCCGTAGATATTAGTTGCGTTCGTTGCACTCGTAATACCTGTCAGTCCAGTACCAGCACCAGTAAATGTGGTTGCAGTAAGAGCACCAGATACAAAGGTATCAACTAAATTAGAAGGACCATTGACAGTGAATGCCGTACCAACTGTAGCAACACCAGTAATATTAAGATCTTTAGCTACAATTTCATCAAATACTACATCATCTTTTACATATAAATCTCCACCAACATATAAGTCACTTCCAAAAGTTCCTACACCAACGAATGTAGAGACTCCAGATACATATAAATCTTCTGAAATATTAACCGAACCTACTACATCTACTGCATTCTCTGAGGTAGATGTATTGACTCCAATACGACCAATTACCTCCAGTGAAGTTTTACCATCACTAAAAGAAGATATACCTACTTTAAGGTCCTTAAAATCTTTACTGGTGTACTTTGTCATCGTTATTACTGATTAAGTGTCTCTAAGATAGATGAAATAAATTTCACGTCAGTATTGCTACTTGAAGATATAACAAGAGAATCTCCAGTTTCAAGAACAAGTTTACCTCCAAGGAGATTAGCAGCATCATTTGCTGGTACCGGGAAACCCTTTAAAATTTCAGTAGTTACCGCAATACCTGCATTAGTAGTTCTTTCGTGAGAAAAATTAATAGTTTGTGTATTACTACCAATGTTGGCGGTTTGTGCTAAAAGGACAATAGCACTATAACCAGTAGGTGCCGTATAGATACCTACCGTATTGAGTCCGACAACCCCTGTGATTGTCTGATAATTATTGAGGGCTAATGCCATTTTATGAATCTCCTCCTAATGCGAGAATGTAAGGTGTAATGTTGGCAAAGAGACTTCTCTTGTAAGCATTACCAGTAATAGATCCTTCTAGTTGGTTAATGATAACTCCTTTACCAATCTTGAAGTTACCTGCTTGATCGGTAGAAGTAAAGACAACCAAACCTCCATTTTTATCTACAATTTCATTCTCTGGAATTGCTATACCACCTCTTTGCGGAAGTGCAGTAAGTGCAGTATTACCAGAACCAATATATTCAAATGCCTGAGATGAAGCAAGTACTCTACTTTGTTTGAAGAATGGAACTGTTGTTCCTACACCAACCGCATAAGGTACATTTTCAGTGAATGTTACAGTAGTGATACCTCCAACAACTGGAGTTGCACTACTGACCACATAGTATGTAGGCAAGACATCAGGAGCGCCTGTAGCAGACCCAGTGAAGGATACCGTAGGTGTTCCTGTATAACCCCTACCATTAGAAATCATATCTACAGAAGTCACAGAACCATCAGTCAGTTGTGCAACACCTGTTGCCTTGATACCCCATGATTCCGAAGGATCGGAGAATGTAACAGTTGGTGGTGTTGTATAACCAGAACCACCACTTGTAATAATAACACCTTTAATAGAGTTATAAATCGAATCAAAATATACAATCTGACCATCGTAAGGTAATGATGTAAATGTTTCTACTTGACCACCAGAATGATAAAGTGATGGATATGTAGAGACACCAACATAAGAAGTAAATTCAGTTGGTGATGTAACACTATTTACGGCAAAGATATTACCAAATGACCCATTGGGGAATGATGAGATTGTACTGATTGCAACCTGACCACCATCAATATAACTGTGTGCAATTGTCGAAGGTCCAACATTAACAGTAATATTTGTTGCCCCTACACTGATAACATCAAACACATGATTAGGTACTCCATTATTATCACCAGATGCAGGTGGGAAGAATGCGGTTGAAGGACCACCACCAGAGTCACATCTGAATACCAAATCAGTCATTGTAACACTGATACCAGCAACAACATTATGTTCTACATCAGTAGAAATTGTCATAACACCTGTGATGTTATTATATGTTGCAGTAGTAATACCATAATAAGGTGTATTAGTAGTCGTTCCACCTTCTACATATTCGTGAACAATAGTTGAAATACCAACATTTACAACAAACTGATTATCATCAGGAATTTCCTGAACACTAAATCTCGAAGTAGTTGCTCCATTACCATCACCAGCTGCAGGTGGGAAGAACGCTGTAGAGAATCCACCACCAGAATTACATCTGAATACCAAGTTGTTAAGATTGACTGCCGTTTTATAATTCAGATTATGGTCTGAATTAGTGGTAACAGTCATTATACCGGTTGATGCAGTATAAGATGCTGTTGTGATACCAAACTGTGAAGGTCTCAGTGTTGATGTACCACCATTAACATAAGTGTGTACAATAGTAGAGATACCTACATCAACAACAAACTGATTGTTTGCGGGTATTTCTTCTACAATAAATCTACTCGTAGAAGGGCCGTTGCCATCACCACCAGCTGGTGGGAAGAATGCGGTTGAAGGACCACCACCAGAGTTACACTGGAAGACCAGTTGATTTAAATCAATTGCAGACCTTCTGTTGAAGTTATGTGCTGCACTAGTTGTAACAGTCATTATACCCGTAGATTGGGTATATGTTACTGCAGAAACACTAAATGGAACCTGTTGTGCGGTTGATACTTCTCTTACAACATCTTTAGAGTCACAAGAGAACTTCAGATTTCTCATGGAGACTGACATACCAACATTGAAATCGTGGTTGGTTGCCGTTGTAATTGTAGTCAGACCAGTTACATTATCGTATGTTGCATTTGTAACATTGACACTATCAACACCAATGTCAATTGGGAATACATTTGAACCCGCAGATGTAAATTCAGTAACAGTTCCAATAAAGTTTGTGGGACCAATACCATCTGCAACCAGACCCAATCTACCAAAGGAAGAGTTGGAGTTTGTTAGGTCACACTGACCACCGTTGATACAAACAATACTTTGGTCATTGTAGATAGTAAAGATTGAAACTAACTGAGCATAACCTTCATTAGAGATTGAAACACCAATACCACCCTGATTGAGTTGAGTATAGGAGTCAACATTCATTGCTCTGGTGTCACCAATGACATGTCTACCATCAATCTTCATACCAATACTGTTGGAGATGAAGTTTGTACAGTTTCTAATGTAAGGACCCTGTGTCACATAAGACGGTTTGTTGGGATTGAAGGAGATAATTGCCTTACCTTCATTCAATGTTCCAGTGAAGGACATATTCTCAACATAACTACCATTCGCAACATAAATCAAATCCTCATCAGGATTTTGTGGAATGATTGAAACTTCTCTCAAACTATCACCGAGAAGAGTGACCTGTTCTGGAAGAATGATTGGGTTATTTTCTGAATAATTACCAGCAGAAATTCTAACGACTGTACTTGCTTCTGCAATCGTAAGAGCAGAACCAACAGTTCTCTTTGCGGTAGAAAGGAGATAACCATCGTTCTCATCATTACCATCAGGAGTAACATAGATTTGGTTGGTAACAGATACCAGACCAACAACATTAGTCAGGTTTGAGCCATCACCATAGAATGCTGTAGCACTTACAATACCGGTGTTACCATACATTGTAACTGCGGCACCGACAGATGCAATACCAGAGACATACAGACTGTCAGTTACAGTTAAGAAACCAACTGTGGATACTCCAGTTACTTCAAGGAATTGAGTAGTGGTAACACCAGCTACTTCAAGGAATTGAGTAGTGGTAACACCAGTAACACCAAGGTTACCTGCGACAATACCTACCTTCAGAGTTGCAATGGTAGAAACACCAGTGACAACCATATTGGCTGTAGTTGTGACCCCAGAAACACGAAGGTCATTATCTACAACTACATTACCACCAGTAAGTGTTGTAATACCAATAACTTCCAATGAAGTTGCAGAGGAGATGTAACCACTTTGTAAGTTTGTAGCAATACCTGCAAACTGTGCCCTACGAACATCTAATGATGTCTTAGGATCAATATAGATTGGATTTGAGGTTCCCTGTGCCAACAAGATATTACCTGTGACACCAACGGGAAGGAATATTGTGGTATCAGGTGCACTTTGAATAGGAATTCTACCAGCAGAACCACCCTCCAGATTTGTTGCGATACCCGCCTTATCGGTATATGTATCAATTGCCCCAAGATCTTTCCATATAGGTGCTCCAGTTCCGGTTGATACAAGAATTTGCTCGGAAGTACCAACCCCAGTAAATCCAGTATCGTTAAGAGCCGCCTGATACAGAACTGCACCACTTGCCCCACCCTTTACATCAGTTGCAAGACCAGCGTTTGCTGCATACTCAGCAAACGCCACAACGTTCGCAGAAATAGTGACTCTACCTTGACCAGATACCGGACTGATTAGAATACCATCACCAGCAACAATTGTTGTAACAATACCTGTTAGATTTACTCCATCACCAAAATAAGTTGCATTAGTGATAATACCGGCAGTGGTGATGCCAGTAAGAGATGAATTAAATAATGATGCACTATTGGTTGCGGTAAGAAACTTTGTAGTTAATCCCCCACCAACCAGGACATCGTTCGTTACCCCAATACCCAGTGCGGTAAGTATTCCAGTAACAGTAAAATTTCCACTTACCGTAGAAGGACCTACAATAATAGGACCACTGTTATTGAACCTATTGGTTATCTTGTCGGCCCTAAGTAAAGACATTATCTATAATGTTTTATCCGTTGTTTTTATTTATACCCGATACATATAAATATTTTTCAGGTATGATGATATATCATGAAAAAAGGCGAATTCTGTCCGTTAATCCAAAAGAAGTGTGTTGAAGAAAAGTGTGCTTGGTACACATGTGTAAGAGGAACAAATCCTAATACCGGTCAAGAAATTGATGAATGGAAATGTGCCATGTCTTGGATGCCTATGATGGCAGTAGAGATTGCACAAAAGTCAAATCAAACTGGAGCTGCTGTAGAAAGTTTCAGAAATGAAGTAGTAGAAGCAAATCATCAAAATCAACAACTTTATGCTCATGCCCTTCAACAGGGAATCAATGTTGCTCAAATAACACCCATTAACCCCCCTATGATAGGGGGTGAATAAGAATATTTAGTCCTTTTTACAAACAATCACATCAATATATTGGACTCTAAAGTCCATATTTGCAGAAGAAGAGCCCTCATTAGAGATACTGAGATTGTGTCTGTGATTAGCACTTACCCCACCTGTATTGAAGCTATGGCTGTGATTACTACTATTATTTCCGGTATTAAAACTGTGAGTGTGGGCTGCTCCTGATGAGTTAGTGTTTTGTTGTGTGTACCTTACACTAGCTCTACCAACACCAATATCATCAACAGCTGATCTATCTCCACCCTGATATCCAGCTCTCTGTTTACCCACATTCTCTACAAACTGACCACTGGCACTACCACTGTTCATAGGGTGGTTATGATTGGCACTTGCATTTCCAGTACTTCCACCGTGAGTATGATTGGAACTTTGATTTCCAGTACTTCCACTATGAGTATGATTATTACTCTGGTCACTTACATTACCAGTATGATTATGTGCCGTGAGGGGAACACTTCTCTCAGAAAATGCACTAGTAAAGGAATTGGTACCACCAGAACCACCACCAGAACCGGAAACAACACGTAATGTTTTGTTATCATCACCAGTTAGTTTTGTCCAACCGGTTGGTGCAGAAGCCTGATAGAACAACATTTTTGTGCCAGAAGGAATAAAATTTCCTACGGCATCATATAGTCTTCTAAATGCGTCAACACTTGGAGGTTGAACAGTAGAAGTACCTGTGGGTGGGTAAGTGTTATTGACAATAACCGCACCTTGAATTGAGTTTGTTGCGGAAGGTAGTCTTGCAGGAGAAATCGTACCCGTAGTAATCTTATCACCAGCAAGATCAGTAAGACCTGCACCATTACCAGTAAAGTTTCCTACGGTCAGTCGATTAGTTGATGGGTTGTAGATAAATTGACCAGAAACACTATCAATAAAAGGTCTTTGGTATCCAGCAGCTTGATTGGTACTGAACAATACCTGGTAATCTACATTAGAACCCGTTTCATCTACATTGATAAAGTCTGCATTCAATGCAATACCAGTCAGATTACCAGTTACATCACCAACCAAATCACCAACAAGGTTTGAAACAGAGAATGTATTTGTTGATGGGTTATATGTCAGTTCATTACTTTGAGAATCAATATAAGGTCTTTGGAATCCACCACCTTGATTAGCACTGAATAATACTTGATGGTTGGTGTTCTGTGTATTGGTATCTACATTGATAAAGTTCGCATTTGTTGCAATACCAAAGAGATTACCAATGATATTTTCAACAGTAAGAGTTTCTGTAGATGGATTATATGTTAGATGACTACTATCAGTATCGATATACATCCTCTTATAATCAGTTGCACCTTGCTCACTGAAGATGACCTGATAATCAGTGTTGGTGTTTATCTTATCTACATTGATATTATCAGCACCAGTAGCAATACCAGATACATTACCTACAAATCTAGTACAAGATAGTACATTTGTAGAAGGAACATAGGTTAATTGATTAACATCGGAGTCAATTAAGTGCAGTGGGTAGTTTGAACCCAGACCTACATTGTTTACAAAAGAAACCTGATGCGTAGCACTACTACTTGTAGTCTGAACACTAACTCTATCCGCACCAGTAGAAACACCAATGAACGCTGTTTGGTCCTGTCTTACTGTAACAATACCAGCACTTACACTGTAGTTATTACTCTTGATGTTATTGATTGTACCGATACCCGATACATAGATATTCTCAAAATCTGCATAACCATCACTATCTAATCTTCTTCTAACTGTTGCAAAACCAACATCAATATCGGTACCATTATTCTGTAGATATATTGTTGCACCCATACCAGCAACGTTAGATGCCTGGTAGAAAAGTCTATTCGGTGCATCGAATGGAACTCTGATAGTCAGAATACCAACCTGAGTACCATTACCATCTACACCATTATTGTAGATATTATTCAAGTCTGCAGTAGGTGTAGTCTTAATATAGAATGGGAAACCACCAGAATCTACATGGAATTCATACTTATTTCCTCTCAATAAGTAAAGGTCTGGGTTATCGGTATTTTGCGTAAAACCAACACCTACCGGGTCTCCAGTTCCAGCTATAAATCTATAGGTATCACTATTAAATTCTTCTACTGTAAATTTAGTATATAATTCTGCACTATTTGCAAGTAATGTATTGGTTACTGTGACATTTGTAAAGCCAACAGTTCCACCAGCAGAAATTTGACCTGCCAAAGATGTTGCTTTAATATTACCAGTAACTGTCAGGTCACCATAAACATACTCTGCAGTCTGACCAATCGAAACTGGTCCGATAACATCCAGAGTATATGCAGGAATTGAAGAGTTAATTCCAATTTTTTTGGTAAGAGTAGAACTAGTAAATGCGGTTCCACCAACACCTACTTCAAGACCTATATTGGAAGTAGATACACCCGTAGTTACAAGTCTCTGTGCAGTAATGGTGGTACCAACTGCTAGTCGTTTACTAACCTCACTATCACCAATAATTACAAGTTTCTTATCAGGTGTTGTAGTTCCAATACCAATTTTGTCACTATCGGCGTCAGCATAGATTAAATTTTCATTGACTTGAATGCCATTTCTTACGACAAAATCCTTATCTACTGCCATTTATCTTGCTAATCAGGAATTATTATTTTTATTTATCAACTAATAACTCCGAAGGTTCTCCACTGATTGTTTGTTGTATAGACCCAACCAACTGTTCCACTATTCGTAGGATTGGCATTGAATACAATATCACCAGGAGTACCAGCCTCTGTCGGGATAGCTATACCAACAGTCAACTTTCTTGAAACTTGAGCATTACCTTGAATAAAGACACTATTAGTTTCAAAACCTTCATCTGATGTACTGATAACCTTTTTAGTAAATTCTACAGGTCCATTGAACTGAGAAAGGACATTACCTTTATCACCACCATCAACCATTATGTTTCTTTCAACCTTAAAGATAGAACCTTCAATATAGTTGAAGTCAGATACATCATCAGAAATACCACTTGAATATGGGTCTTCACCAGTATATGTTTGAACTGGAGTATCAAATACTTGTTCTCTACCTGTGTTAGATGCAATTCTCTTGTTACCAATGAAGAAGTCACCTCTATCATTCATACCGGTATAGTTGACAACACCACCTGAAATCGTTTGAGATTGGGCATTGATTTGTTGAGATAATGTAAGTCTCTTCGTCTGTTTATCTGGGAATGCGGTTGAGTAGTTACCAGGACCATAACCAATATATTCAAAGGTATGACCAGATGCTCTAATAATTGAGTTCCTTCTAAATTCAACAGGGTAGAATGTAACCCGATTAATAACTGCACCATTTACATGAGTGTTTGCAATAGAACCATATACACCTCTAAATACTTTAAGTTGTGTAGTTCCACCTATTCTACTGACTGTAGTTTTAATTCTCATCAACTCATCATCAACTCTAAGGAAATCACCGATTCTAAAGTCATAATCAGTCATATTGTTGACATTAATAGTATCAGTTGTTTTACTAGTAACTGCTGTAGAAAGTGTAGTAGAGATACCTGCGTAGATTTGACTCTCTCTACCAGAAAGTCTTCCGTTTCTTGAAATAAGGTCGCCGAAGTTTCCAGAAGAACCGGATGGGAATAGTCTGATAGTTCCATCAATTGTAGGAGTAACTGTATTGATACCTACATCAAGAACTACAGTAGTAAGTCCAATCTTATCGATACAAACAAACGAACCGTTATAGAATGTTTGTCCTGCACCACTCACAATAATAGAATTATTAACTCTAAAGTTATTATTGAATTTAGTTGTTATCGTTGCAATACCAACATTTTTATTATAAACAAAACTATCGGTGTCATAAGATGGTCCAATGATAGTGAAACCACCACCAAATACCTGGTCTGGAGTTAATCCCAACGTACTAATACCAGGAGAACCTAATACTGGAGTTACTTCAATCTCATTAGTTTCTGAAATTGCAGAAATTCTATAGAAACTATTATATTTCTTACCATCATAACTATCGATACCAGATATCAAAAGAGTGTCTCCTCTGTTATCATAAATTTTGTTTACACTACCAGTGGCTGCACTGAATCCAGTTGTTGTTGCAATACCAACGACTCGTAATTCATCACCAGCAGCAAAAGCTGAACCACCATCCATAATCTGAATATCAATAATCTCACCAGCAGATGTTCCATCGATAGTGACTAGTCCAGTACCAAAATCACCGATCGATCCACTTGTAATGTTTTGAAGTTTTGCGTTATAGTAATATTGAATTGTATTTGAACCGTCACCATATCCTGCACCAGGGTTATTGATAGTTGGAACAGTAATTCTATTCAAACCATGGTCGTATTGGGTAAAGATAGTATATGCAGTTCCTACATTGTTCGATATAATTCCGGTAATTGCAACACCAACCTGAATGAACAGGTCTTCCAGTGTTTCAGTAGTGATACTATTTTTTGGGTCATTGATTGAGACCGAACCAATATTATCAGAAAGTGCATAACACGCGGATGCTGGTGCATCTGTGACTGGGTTATCTCTATCTAACTGTGGGTAGTAGTTAGTGATTGGTTGTGAGAACGCATAATTATTATTGTTGAATGGGAAAACTTTTGGTTCGTTCGAAGAATTGATTATCGACAGGTGGTAAACACCATCTTGTTCCCCATTGATATACTCATTGATAGTTTGTACATCATAAACATAAAAATCTTTCGCAAGGTTTCTTCTAGAGAAAGTTGGAAGTTCAGTAGTTCTCTGTGATGTATCGTTAATAAATGTACCGGCAGAAAGAGGAATGGAATTTACAGTAAATGTCTTTGCACTTGCAATACCAGTAACTTCGTATGTACCATTGTAACCAGAGTTACCTGTACCAACCGTTGGGAACAAAGTACTTCTTACATTATTAATAACAACAGTAGAACCAATAGAAAGTCTATGTGGTTGTTCTGTCGAATAGTATGTAATTCCTGCTTTATAATCAACACCCGAGATGAAACTAAAGTTTCTCATCTGAGAGTCATTACTCATTGTCACAGAACCTGGATTAAACTCCAATGCAACTTCTTCATTAGTTGAACCAGTAACATCACTTGATTCTTGAAGAATAAAACCATCTAGTGGTTGTCTTGCAGAAGATACTCCAGTGTTTGCAGGAATAACAAATCTCAACTGTACAATTCTATCATCAGACTGTCTAGAATCTTTCTTTCTAATGGTATATGTTCTAGAAGTAATATTTCCAAGTCCACCACCATTCAATTTAGAAAACAAATTGTTCTCTGTTGATGCAGATGATACATTTACATACCATTGAGATTCATCAACATCATATTGAATAGGATGTCCTACATCACCAGGGTCTTTATCATTAACTCTACTCTCTACAATAATAGTATCACCAAGATTATTAATACCAACCTTGTTACCAGTCAAAGAATCGTTGAATGACTGTGCTAGTTGTATTTGGTTTGATGGTAGACCGTCAACAATTGCAAAATAAACTCTATTACTATCAAGACCATCAGGAAGTCTTCCATTATTTGAAATGGCTCTTATAGTCTCACCTTGTTTGAACTGATGATCCTCAGTAAACATTAGGGTAGAGTTTGTAATACTATTACCAGTAGAAACATTTCTACCAACTCTTGCAAGTTTTCTTCCAGTTATTTTCTTTGTTGCATATGCAGTGTCGTCCATAACGACTCTTGCTCTAAAGACTTCAGTCTGTCCTCCTACTGGAATCACAACATTCAATGTCTCGTTATTGTTTGCACCAAATCTATAACCGTTAACTACACTTGGAGGTTGTACATCTTGATTGGTATAGTTATAGAGATACATTCTACTTGTATCTGCTACACCTACAGTTTTTGTAATATCAATTGAGGGATATTCAACTGTAGTAAATTCAGGTTTGAGTGATTGTGGTGGAATAATTTGTGTGATATATCCAACATCATCTTGAGTAAATGCCTTATCTCTATAACCTCTAGAAATAAGTGCGGTTTGTCCAAAGTTTGAATTGGAGTTAGTAACCGAGAAGTCACCACCAGATTCAGTTAAGAATTGTTCTGCATAACCAATAGCAAAGATAGAAACCAACTGAATCAAAGAATTGTTTGATGCCTTGATGTGATAATTTGCATATTGTGGTTTATATACAGCATTAATATCTGTATGTAAATTAGCAACTACATTGGAGTCATCAAATGAACCACTTGTAGTATTATACCTTACAAAAGCTCTATCATCAACTTGAAGACCAATTCCAGTGAATTGTGCAACAACCATGGACTTAAATCCATCTGCCTTACTACCGTCGGCATGCATGCCACACATACCATAAACAGATCTCTGTGAGATGTTGAAGATGTATGGTGATGCACTGGTTACGGTATCAGAAGAAAGTTCTACAGAAGAACCTAGAGGATTTGGTAGTGCATTAGCAGGAGGTACTGGAAGTTCATATGTAAACTCTGTAACACCGTCAGCATTAGTATCTAACACTTGGTTTACAAGATACGTACCATTATATCTTGTATCACTTACATTGTTGATGATAACATTGGTATCAACGTTTAGACCAAAAATACCAGCAGAAAGTTTTACGTTGACTTGAGTAGAAGGAGTAATACCATCACCAGCCTTGATACTACTGATACCGACTGAACCAGATACTGGCCCAACAATACGATATTCATCAATCTTGGGTTGGATATCAACGTTTGCATTTGGATAATCAGGTTCAATCTCTCTTCCACTTGCAGAACCATATGCAATACCAACCTTTTCATAATACATTTCTAGATCAGTACGATCTGTAGTATAGTTAATGAAATCATCATTGATATTTACATTGTTCTTACCATCTGCATACTCGAAAGATGTAAGTCTATGGTGAGAGAATGTTGGTGTGAATGTAGAAGGACTGTAATCTTTATATGCGGGTTTCTGGGTATCAGCATCCTTCAAGGTAAACTGGAACATGTAACATCCACCAGTCAATCTAAAGATTGCGGATCTTTCGATTAAATTATTTTCTGGATTAGGAACATAGATTGGTCTGATAACAGTCTTTCTTAAATCCTGACCAATAATGGACACACCTCTGGGGATAATGACTCCACCATGAATACTATTCAGTTTATAAAGAATGTTATTACCATCGGTAATATCAAAGTTAGATGTATTACTGAATGACTGAAAATCATTCGAGTTAACACCACTTCTCAACAAGAAAGTATTAGACCCTGTTGGAATCCAACCCGGTCTGTTATCAATATAATGTGTACCAGGGAACAGATAGATTGAAGTTTTCTCAAATCTATCATTATCAAGACCTCTCTGATAAGAAAATCTAGATGCCTCAATCAATGCTCTTTGTAGAGTTTTGAATGGTCGGGCAAAAGAGTTACCTTGGTTCTCAATACCATCTGTTGCGTCTAGATTACTAGGGTCAACATATAAAATATTTCCTTTTACGTTCTTTAGAAAGTTATCTAATCGAGATAGAGGCATCTTACCGGCACGTTAGTCATTATGAGTTATTTATTCCATCTCCTATATAACCTACCAAGAATATACCCTTCACCAGGACACTCTACAGACATCATTGTGTCTATTCCATTGTTCCACCATCTTCTTCCATAGTTATAATTTTTCTCACCACTTTGATCTCTGGGTTTCAGTCCTTCAACAATTCTTTGTCTATGGTAATCACTAATAGGTTTTCCCCTTCTGGAATTTGAATAGTTTTTCTGATGTTCTGGTGTTCTCTTATATCCTCTTATACCATCACTTATCTTCTTCCTTGTCTCCTCACTGAAAATTCTTCCAGGAACGCCTTCTCCACCATCAGTCAAATTTCTCAATATTCCTGTTCCAATATCCTTTCTTCCTAATACACTTATCATATAGATTTCGTGTTTTGCTGCCACCTCAGCAGTCAAATTCTTCTTCAAATAAATTCTTCTGTCTCTCGGAGGAAGATTTACCGTATGTAATTTACTATGTATTCTATTTGATTTTCCTTTACCAATATAATAAGGTGTCCCATCTTCACGAAGATATGCGTAAGTATAATAAATCATAATAATACTAAAGAGACATTAGATATTTATTACATAAAAAAACCACCCAGAATACTGGATGGTTAATTAACACAATAGAGTGCTTCCTTTACACGGTTCTTATATTATATTACGGATTCATATCTGTGTCAAGTAAATATTCTACAGTATTTGCAATATCATTCATTGCATCTCGTAAGTCTTCCTGTCCACCAGAATGTTGATCATTTGAATCTATATCAGATACAAGAGACCATCTCCATTCTCTCATAGGTTCAGAGTACCAAAGTTGTATATTCATTCGACCCCTCTATTTTATATAGTAATCTTTATAATGTGCGTTCTAATCTGTTTATTGCTTGGTCAGGAAAGTCTCTAGGACGACTATCACCAGCATTATCAGTTCTAGCAGAACCTTCGTTTGCTTTCATAGTATGCTGAAAGTTTGATCTCTTATATCTTAAACCCAATGGGTCAGGAATCCAGTATGTCACCTGCCATTCTTGGTCAGGACATAACTCAAGATGTTTCTCTACTGTATGATTAAAGATACCCAGTTGGACATGTCCATCATGAGTAACACATCTACCCTTACCAATATCAACCACAAATAATTGACTCATTCTCCCTTCCAAGTTGGTGGATGAAAAACACAATACTCATTGAAGGTAATTTTCATCTCCTTTTGAGTTAAGTTGCAATTCTTTGCTGCCTTGGGAAGATTCCATTTGGCAACAAACAACATTTCCATAGACTGACGGGTTTCTGGTCTCATATTCGTAACAGTTTAGAATTTCTTCGTAAAGGTCTGGACGGTTCATTCTGCAGAAGTAACCAAAGGTTCTGCGTAAACAATGTCGTCTTCTTTAATCAATGCACGGACCAATTCAAGGACATTCATGAATTGGTCTACATTCTCACAATCAATAGTTTTACTATTACCATCACTTGAGTAAAGATAAAACTTACGAAGACTTGCATCGACCACAACACGGGTCAAAAAGTCTTGATCTTCTTCTTGTGGTTTGTAGGTCATTGAACTCCTGTCTACTCTACTAGTATAACGGTTCTGGGTACCTCAGTCAAGTGGGTGTGTGCTAGTTCTTCTTCTGGCCTCTGACATCGTAGTCGTATCCTGAAATAGAGAACTGATCAGAACTACCTGGATATTTGGCAGGAGTATCACCTTCATACTCAACAATCAATGGTTCTCCATCAATTCTTTGTGCGGTAATCGTATAGAAACACTCAATAGGACCACCCAGATTGTTTCTAATCTGTATTCTCTTACCCCATTCAATTGACTCAATAAAAAGTTCTTGATAAGAACCAATTGGAGTCAGATTGACACTGATTGACTCAGGATCAACTAATCCTTGCCAATATGTAGGACATGTAATCGTAGTGCCTGTACACTTTCCTCTAATATAAACACCAGCCTCTGGACCCTCCATACAGATATGTCTCAGTCTATGACCCTCTTTGTTAGGGTGTTTGATATCAAATCCTTTCCACGACTGGACGTTGATATTTCCTTGGAATGTAGGAGCAGTAACTGTACCGGAGAAAGTTGCAGTAGCACCAGCTAACGTGGCATTAACTCGAAGTTGATCAATCTGTGCAGTAGAATGATAGTATGGTGGACACTGAGGTTTTGAATATGGGTTGGGAGTGGGAACTTCGGCATAGTTGTTAAATGCCTTTTGAATATATGAGAAATTGCCTGATGGTAACCCTGTGGCTTGACCATCTGAACAATCTTGTTTTCCTGGGTTGCCCGGCCTAAATGGACCAAATAATGAGTCTGTCATGATTTAATATCGTAATGGTATCCTACAATTGAATATTGATCGTTATTTCCTGGATAATCTGCAGGTGTTTCACCTGGATACTCAGGAATCAAACTTTCGCCATCTTTTCTCTCTGCATAAGCATGATAGAAACAATGGATTGGGACATCAGATCGTGATTGAAGATATATTTTATCTTCGTCAATGTTCTTCACGATAATGTCTTGATGAGTTCCTATTGGTGTCAAACTGACCGTGATAGATTCTCTATGAACAAAATCCTTCCAGTATATAGGAAGGTCAATATAATCTTTATCCTTTAGTGTTCCTCTAAAGTATACATCATTGGTAGGTCCTTCTGGACAAGTATGTCTCAATCTCCAACCATCTTTAGATGGATGAGGAATATCAAAGTTCTTTTTAAGAGATAGAATATGAACTCCACAATTAGAAATTATTTCACCTTGTGCTGCCACATGTTGACCAACAACAACAGAAGCGTTGGTATTGACCATACCCATCAAAGCTGTCGAACCAACAACAGCCAAAGAGAATGGATTCGATGGAGGACCGTAACAGAATCCACCAGGAATTAGAGGAGGTGTTGACTCTGGATTGATAAGAGGGCCAATCATCGATGAGGCCCATACATTAGGGAAAGTTGGAGTCCCGGTAATGGTAGGACCTTGTATAAAACCAGATCCACGAATTTCTGCTGGTCCTCTACCCAAACATTCTGGGTTTCCTAGTCCAACAAATAATCTCTTACCTACATTTAAGTCAGGTACCTTCATGATTTAACCTTCCCCTCCGTTTTAAGTCTTGGTACATCCTTTCGTTCACCATATACATGATAATAACAATCAATAGGAATACCTGGGTTTGAACCTAGTATGACCTCATTATTCTGAATACCTTTCACAATAATACTTTGTTCCATACCAATTGGTGTAATTGATACTGTAATAGAAAGTTCTTCTACAAGGTCTCTCCAGACCTCAGGCAGTTCAATTCTATCGTGACCTCTCAATCTACCTCTATAGTATACACCATGTTCAGGACCGTGTAAAGAAGAGTATTCAAGTCTTTTTCCTTTCTTTTGTGGATGTGGAATATTTAAAGTCATTAGTCTATCGGTAGATTTTGTATTTCATTTGTTGATGGAAGGAGTGAACCTTTGATTGATGTTGCACCATCTGCACAATCGATAAATCCACCGTACATATTTAAGATTCCATTTCCAATAAGTTCAACTGTTTTTTCCGAGAAGATCTTAGTAGACACTACAGATGATACAACAACAGTCTGTCCTTTGACAATAACCTTTTCATTACCACTGATAGTAACGTTACCATTTACACCATCAGCACCTGTTGCAATGATATCTACGTTGACACCATCTATTCTAACTCTTCCACTTGGTGCTCTAAGAACTAAATCACCACTGACTGCTTCAACATATACACCCGGAATATCTTCATCTACATTATCACCAGCCCTTACCTGAAATGAACCAGGTGAACGACATATAGTTCCGTGTTTCCGATGAGGTGCACCAGATGCATCCATCGTAATATAATGGTTCTTTGTTTTTCCGTTTCTCAACAATACTGCAGAAAGAACATTATCTTGTGTGATATGTCCAAACTGCAGTTCACCTTGAGCAGTTCCATATCTAATAGTATGATAATTCTTTAGTTCTGCCATTAAACTTTACCTACACAATCAATAACGGTTATAACTTTATCTTGGAATGTTGGTTCTTTGAGTTCATCATTACCAACTCTATCTATACAAAGTTTTGGTCGTAATACCGCATTATAACCTGTTTCAGACTGAATGTAAAGTCTTGGATATTCAGTAAATCCTTCTCCACTTTCAGTAACCTTGATAGAAGTTACTCTACCTCGTGCATCAAATTTAGGTTCTGCAACTGCACCAATATCTGGTTCAATAACAATTTTGTCTCCTGGAGAGTAATTGATACCACTTTCATCGATAAAGATTTCACAAAGATATAGAATAACAGGATAAGAACCATTAGATGATGTTGGATAGTCACCTGATGGTCTTCTATATTCAGGTTTAGGTGTAGTAAAGACACCAGGTAGTTCAATAAGAACAGGATTACCACCTCGGATAGTTTCACCACCACCTTGTCCACCGTCAGTAGAACCATTATTACCATCACCATTACCTCCCCCACCAGTTCCACCACCAATACCACCAGTGCCACCATCTCCACCAGTACCAGGTTCACCTACTATAGGGTCAAATGGTGTTATTGTAGTATCTCCACCTGGTTGTGGATCTGTTACTACAACTGTACCTGGAGGAAGAGTAATAGTAGTACCAGGATCAACAGTAACTACTTCACCTGGTGGGATAGGTGTCCATGTTCCGTCAGGGTTTTTTATAACGGTATCATCTGGATCTGACCAAGTGTATTCATTACCACCTCTACTTCCATCAGGTGCAGGAAGATAACCAGTTCCGGGTTCTACAATTTCAACATCTGTAATACCAGTTTGAGTGTTACCCTCATCATCAGTATAAGTATCTACAATAGGTCTAATGTATGCACCTTTACCCTTACCACAGTTATCATATACCTTTCCATAAGATTTGTCATCATATCCAAATCCAAAACTTATCATATCAATTCCAATAACCTCACCCAAGGAACCAATAATAAGATTACCAGTAGCATTACTACCAGAACCAAAGAATTGTGCCACTGGTGGTCCACAAAATACAGGTCCAGTATCACAACTAGATTGGTTGAATACATCATCAAAATCCATGTTGAATGCATTATCAATACTGTTTCCTATATTTTCTCCAGAAGTTTGAAATGATGCTGCAATGTTCTTTGCTTTACCAATAATAGATTCAATATCTCCTGCAGATACTTTACTGGCACCACTTAAAATATTCCACTCATCAACTCTCGAACACTGCGGTTTTTCCTCACAACTTAAGAATGAAAGTACATCAGTAATAATACCTAGAATCTCTCCAACGATACCAGCAGACTGACCAACCAATGATGTAATTGATGATAGTGCATTGTTTATAATATCAGATATTCCACTAATAAGTTTTCCTAGAATATTACCGATTAAATTTTCTACCAGACATTCTAGTCCATTAATAACTTTATTTGCAGCATCTTTAAGAAAATTACCAATCATAGACAACAACTGATTTATCAAATTTCTAAAAAGACATGCAATCAAATCATTGATATCCTCTACTGCAATTTTAAGTTCAGGTCTTTCATTTGGAAATAGAAGAGAATATGTCTTTTTGAGTGCATTATTAGTGGTCTTAATGACAAACTTTTGAATTTCAGTAAAAATCCACTTTATTCCACTTGCAACAAATTTTGTTGCCTTTTGAAGTTGTTTATCAATTGCATCTTGAATATCAGAAACCTGAGTTTGTACTGCTTGACTATAGTCATAAACTGACTTCTGAATTTTTTGGATTTCTACAACAACATTCTGAATTTCTTTTTGTATTTTACCTAGGGGTATAGGTTCACAATCAGATGGAACTGCTAATGGTTGTGTAGATTCATCCTTCGAAGCTTCAGATGCTGCATCTATTATTGATATAGAACCAGTAACAGATTCCATCAAGAAGGGATTGTTAGGTGTTCCTCCTGATGTTCCGGGAACAAACATGTTCCCACCATTATCTTCAGTCTGATCGGGATTAATAATTTCCCCACCATTTGCTATTTTTTGTGTATAAAAAGGTACATAATCATCTGGTAAGAATCCACTAAAATTATTAAATCTTACTCCATCTGGTCTATTTTTCGCAATTGCCTGATATTCATTTCTTCCAATAACCGCACTGATGATGGGTATTTGACCTTCTTCACCATCAAGAAAATAACCACGAACACAATCACCTTGAGCCAAGTTTGCAGTTTGTGATGATGACCTACCGCCACCACCAGCAGTTACTGGATATTCAACATATGCCCACTGTAATTCTTCATCAGTAACTTCTTGAGTATCATAAGGTGAATACCCTATAATTGCAACTCTATATCTCTCACCAAAACCTCTTATAAGTTCATTGGATTCTTTAGGATTATCTGGTTTATTTTCTTTCCACGAGTCTTCACTGGCAATTTGACCTACCCACCAAATATACCCATCTCTTCCTATTGAATGTGTCTTAATTATACTTTGATCTAACATCAGATTGCACCACCAAAACCTGTAGTTTTACCGAAAGAGTCTCTTACCAAACCCAAACTCGTATATGTTTCTCTTGGAGTCACTCTATGACATACACTTGCTACCATATATTTACCTCCACTTTGTTGGTTAGTTTCTTTATTTAATTTAGTTTCTAGTTGAGGGAAATCACATTCAATTATATCACCTGCCTTAATTGAAAAATCACCAGCAATCATAATATGTGTTTGAACCGTAAACATTTGATTGTATCTCATTATTGTCTGGACAAGTGCTTGTTCAGAATCAAAATTCTGTTTTGTGTTATCATTCTTCCAGGTATCTAATTGTTCATTACCTGTCCCATTTGGATTGACACCAATATCTTTAAGGTATGTAAAATACCTAGTCGGACTTTTAATAAATTTTTCATTTACATTGATATAATCTCTACCAGCAGTTTTTACACTATCTTTTGCAGTATCAATATTATAATCTATCTTTTTATGAATCATTCCAACAAAATCAAAATAAACCGTATTATTACTATAAGCACCAATACTTATATTTCGAGTCATATCAATATCACTCTCAATATTATATGATAATATACTTGCATCATAACCAGCAACTAATTTTCCAGTATCATTATATAAAAATTTCTTTATTGGTTCTTTTGAAAAAAGACCGTCAATTGATTTAAAACATAAACCGTCTCTTGTCTGAAAGAATAAGAACCCACCAGGTCCACTATTTTGTCCAGAAGATGTTGGTATTGATTTAGAAGCCAACCAAGTACAAGTATAAAAGGGACTTCTAGTATTACCCATAAAATTATAGGTGTTTGAAGTATCATCAATATCAATTAGTTCTTCTGTTCCTAATACATCTGCTAAAATTACTCCAACATTTGTACCAATATTACCCTCATATCTTTTAGTAACTCTTGTCTGTTCGTTCAAAAAATATTCTTGAGATACAAAATCGAGTTGATAGACATCTTTAGTTGTATCGGGAATTCCATTTTTTACTCGATTGACATACATACCACGGTCAATCTTTATCTCATTTCCAATAACATCTTCAATAATAATATCTGTCTTTTCACCACCCCTGATTGGTAGAAAGTCTAATGTACTTGGTGCAGAACCTTCAAGTTGTTCACCTGTCTCTACAACAATTGCACTGGATGTAATATAATTTGACAATACATTTTCATAATAACGATATTCTACAACACCGTTAGACAAATCAATCTGTCTACCACCTTTATTCGAAGTGATAGTGAATTTCTTTAGATTACCTGGACCTGTTTGGGGGTTATTTAATACCATATTATCCTTTATACAGTTTGTTTTCCATCATAATCTGTAAGTATGTATCTCTTGAAGACCCACCACCAATAATAGCAGGAGGTCCACCACCAGAACTAGTATTACCACCTCCTTCAGTAGGTACTGCAATGGGCATGAATATAGTTCTCATTCTTTCATAATCTGTCTGTCTACTAATTTCTTCTGCAGTTTGTCTTTCCGAAGGTGCAGTAATTTGTGGTGCACTAACTTGTGGCTGAGAAGAAGCTCGACTACTCAAACTTTTCAAATATTGAATTGGGTCTACTGTTCCTGCAAAACTACTAGAGTTTGTAGCTTTCCCCTTTCTTATTTCATAATGAAATACACCTGTCTGTCTAGTCCCCTTTTGTAAAGGTGTTCCTGCTGCAATAATATCACCAGCCTTTACCAAATTAGTATCACCCTCGGCAACTCTTTCAGTAACACCAAGTTCTTTGTTATAAACATCAACAACATTACCATAACCACCACCGGCATTTGCTGCATAGATTACTTCACCACCTATTCTTGAGTAGAATGTTCCATTTGGTCCTGCATCAAAATCTTGACCTGCATGTCTTCTATTTCCATCATCTCTTGATGCACCATATTGTTGTGCAGCAGCCAAACTTGCACCACCAGTTCCGGTAGGTGGTAGTGGTGGTAAATCTGCTTGAGATGGTATTGAACCAGATCTTAGTGAAGGTGGTATTGGTACTGATTGTCTTCTTTGTTGTTGTGCCTTTCTAATATTATTTGCAAATGTGTCTGATTTTGTTCCTGCACCATCAGCACCACTATTAGTTCTTCCACGGGATAACCACTCAGCTGCTGATCTCCATCCAAGGTTATGTGCATAACCAAGAACTTGAAGTTTTTCCTCCTTAGGTAGTTCTTTATATTCGGGACTACGATTCATCAAATACTGATGATTGGCACGAGTATATGCAGCAAAGTATCTTTCCTGCATTTGTTTATCTTCTCTAAATGTCTTTCTTGCTGCTTCACTATCTCCTTGATATGTTTCACCTAACAATCTTGCAGCATCCTCTCTTGCAGTTGCACCCATTTGATATCTACCGGCATACATACCAACACCAAACTCATCCTTAGAACCACCCTGAATATCATATTTTCCACCAGATTCAATCTGTGCAACAGTATCCCTATACAAAGTAAATTCAGATTCACCAAATCCAGCCTGAGATACTTGTTCTTTTGCCTTTGCGCCTCGTTCTATACCACCAGATGCAAGTAATCCACCAGAAGATGTATCATATTGAGAACTATCAGTGTTTGTCGATACATTGTTAGAACCACCAGTGACTACACCTTGAATCTGATTGAGTGCATTTTGAACGGTATTACTAATATTTTCAAGACCAGGAAAATTGTCCTGAAGTGTTTTAATTAGATTTTCAATTTGTGTTTTTACAAAATCAACCGGTGGAGATTTAAGTATGTCATTTATAATAGGCAGTACAGTATCAATAAGAAACTTACCCGCTTCCAATAATGGTTGGAAAAGATATTTGTTGAGTAATTCAAATAACTTCTTAACTTCTTCTACAACATACTTTATAGTTTCGATAATTGGTTTGATATTATCAAGTATCATTAGTATGATACCACCAAGTAGGATGTTCACAAAGAAGTTTTTAATCCTATCAAAAAATGGAATTTTACTGAGTAACTTTTTACCTAAAGATAAAACACCGCCTATCATTCCAAACCCAACTTCTCTCAGACGGGCTAACATTTTGTTTTTTCTTTGAGTCTTTGCTTGATTATCTTTTCTCTTAAACTTTATAAAATTCTTAATAGTACGTGTTAATTTAGATATCGATGATTGAATTGATTCAAGTACATTATCTAATTGACTATTACCCGTATTTGGTTTTAGGGTCTTTATCTTGGGAGTCGATGAACCACCTTTAAAAAACTTGGTACTTGATACTTGTGCAGGTGCAAGTTTCTTCTGGGCCGAAGGTTTTTCGGCATCTTGTTTTTCTTTACGTTGAACAATTTTTCCTGCAACTTCTTTACCGGACTTTGGTTTCTTTTTACCAGAACCAATTAGACCTTTTGCTGCACCGAGTAATAGTGGTAATGCCATTATCCTATACCGCCATAAGGTTAAAAATTGAACTGGTCAATTGTGGAGATGAGTTATTCCTATCTGTTGATGAGAATGATGCTGCGGCAGCTCGACCACCACTTGCACTTGCAATTTCATCACCACCAGCACCTTCACCACCTACCGGCAATGTCGCAGAAGCCTGATTACCAGGTGGTCTTGGTGGTTCTTGTTTTTGTACTGGTTCAATTTTTGGCCCAACACTGGGAAGAACTCCCCTCAAAATTTTGTTTATCATCTCTTGAGTTGCCGGTCCCGCATTACCACTCTTCGCTTCCAGCAAGAGACTACGAAGTTTTGGGTCATCGATTGCACCAATCTCAAGAAGAGTGCCACCACCAGCAGTAACACCTTTTGAGGAAGGTTTAAAACTTTCACTATACCTACCAAACTCTTTCATCAAAGAACGATCAGTAGCGGATTCATTTGCCGATGGCAAAACACCTGCCTTACCAAATCCTCTTGCATCAGCGTGAATATCAACATATTGATGTCCTTCAGTACTCTCAACTTCTTGGGGTACTTTTCTCAACCCATCCCAACTATAAATGTCTCTGAAACCAATCTTATCAGTTAGTCCCCTTGCCTCCACTTCTTTTTTCAGGTTGTCTACAACAAATCTCGAAAGTTGTGATTCTGTCACACCAGTTGCATTAGCTGGAGTATTAAGACCTGAAGAACCGTCATCTGCAGTACCTTGGACAGGTCTACCATCTGTACCCAACATACTACCCGGTCGATTAGGATCCTCAGCATGACCTGCACCAAAAATAATTTTTTTCACACTACCATCAGAAGAAGGCATCATTGGTGTCTGTGGTGTGGATGTTGGAGTTACTTTTACATTATCGGCACTTTTATTAAGAGTGTCTTTTATCTCATCTGGGATAAACTTTGCGATTCTAGGATCTTTAAGTAACTCATTAAAATCAATATCACCAATTAGTTTCTGTTCTATTTTAACACTTTGTTCTTTATTGATAGAAAAAGTTTTTTCTTGTTTTTCCAAGTCCTTGACAAATTTTTCCTGTCTTTCAATTTTGTCTGCAGAAGCACCGGAAGATCTTAATCGTTCAAGTTCTGCATTCCCTTTTTTCAAATTTAATTGGATTCTATACAAATCATCATTAACAGACTTGGTAATTCTTATTCTCTTTTGTAATTCCTTAAGTTTTTCAAGTTGGTCTTCTAAAAATTCTCTTTTCTCACCTTCACTATATGGTTTTGCCCAATCAGGAAGTCCAAAAATATTTGTTCTTTTATCTGTTTGTTGTAATAACAGACTCAAATTTTGACGAAGACTTTCTACTGATTTGTCACTATACCTTACTCCATCTTCTGTTTCCTTTTGACCACCACCTCTCTGTCTGTTAATGAGATCCTGAAGTGCCTTTCCTCCTTCTTGACCTCCCTTCCAAAGCAATAATGCAGCAACAATAGGTGCAAGTATAGGTGCCATTGCAGAAAGTACACCAAACAATCCAGTTACCAAAGGAGTAAACAATGTTAAGAAACCAAGTATCTGTCCACCAATACCAATTCCAACTATTGCGGCAATACCAATAAGAATTTTATCTAGATTGTCCGTAATAAATGTAACTACATTCTGTATTTTCTTTTGATTTTCTGGGTTTTGGATCCAGTCAAGCATTTTTAATACAAAACCACCAGCCAAGATATTTCCAAAGAATCTCTTGATCATATCAAGGAAACCCATCTTTGGAGGTTTGAATCCTTTTAGAGCCTTAGTTGCCTCTTTCTTTGCACTCTTTTCAGACTTCTCTTCTTCTGCCTTTTGATCAGCCTTTCTTGCAGTCTTTGCTTCTTGTTCAGACTCTTTCTTTTCTTCACCTAGTATATCAGCAAGAAGACTATCAATACCAACCAGAGTTTGATTGATATTTTCAAAAGAGTCAGTAACTGCTTTACCTTTCGTCTCTATTTTATTTGATTCACTTTCTTTAGAACCACTTAGAAGTTTTTGAGTGTTAACTGCAGACTTGTTATATTTTCTACCACTTTGAACTACCTTGGAGATATTGACAACTTTCTTTTTAGTTGGTTTAAATCTACCAGTCTTACTCTTTACTCTCTTAAATTCATTAGTGAGAAGTTCAGTCTCTTCAGTTGGAATCTGACTTTTAGACATTCTGCCTGCAGCCATCTTCTCACGAAGAAGAGTCTTATAAGTATCGTAATCAAGGTCAAATGTATCCTCTAAACCCAACAATCTTAATACTTTTGGATCAATAGTCTCATTAGCAGGTTGTTTAGTATCTTCTTTCTTCTCTGTACTAAACTTCTTGACAATGGCAGTTACAGCCTTCTTGTCTGGTTTTTTCTTAGCAGAGGGCATTGGCATTGGGCCCTGCTTTGCGTTACTATTTTCTTTGGGTTTGCCAGTCCAGGAATCTAACCCTCCAGTATTATATTTTTCTTGTAATGGATCTGACATCTGACGGGCAAGATCCATCAAATCGCCCTTACCCTTTGCAAATTCTTTTTTCTTATCGGCCGACATCATATTATATACGGCAGATAAGTCCTTTATCTGATCTTCGTCAAGGTCTTTGAGAATATGATCTGGTAACTTATATGCAACTGATCTATCCTCATCATAAACCTTTTTTGGTTTTGCCTTTGCCTTTGGTGTTGCCTTTGGTTTTGGTTTCGCTTTTGGTTTTGGTGGAGTCTTTTTACTTTCATTTTCTTCGACCATACCTATGGCCATTTCATGTAGTTCAGTATTATTTCTTCCCTGAACAATCTGACTATCGATATCACTCGTCTCTTTATCACTCAGAGAATTATAGTATTCTGACAGTAAATGTATCTGTTTATCATCCAATTTTGAGGCAAGATCCTTCCCTAACTTATATTCATAAGCCTTTCTTGTTACTTTGGGATCTCTAGCCATTCTGTCTTGCCTTTTGTTTTTGTTCTTCTTCCTCTAAATGTTGTTGTAAGAGAGCAACGTAAATGTCTCTTTCAAAGGGCATCATATTTTCAATTTCAGTGAGAGAGTATTTGTGGTATTGCATCATCGCAAAGTTTAATTTAAAATAACTCTCTAGATCCATATGGATCATGCCTATGCGAAAAAACTGGATAAACCCTCCAAAACGATAGTACTTTTTACTTTAGTGTTTGGATTTGTAATCTCAATTGTATGAGATAGTTTTGGCATAGTATCAAAGAAAACTTCAATGTCTTTAAACTGAGTTGAATTCATTTGTTCCAAGAAGTCAATAACTTCTTTTTTTGTACAGTCCTCAGTTGCCCAGACCTCTTCCTCACTATAAATCTTATCAATACATGATGCAATCAATTCAAATGATTGATTGATATCAGTGTTGTCTTCAAAGTCAAAGTTATTTGAAATGAATTGTTCCAGTGAAGGATACTTCATCTCCATCACCAAGGTATCATCAAGTTTAATCTTATTAGTATGGTTTTCGTTAGTTTGAACCTGAATTTCTTCAAGGTCAATAGTAACTGTTACGTTTGTCACTCCATCATCAGGAGCAACAATGTTTACCTCAACTTCTTCACCAACTGACCGAGCTCTGATATTCAAGAACAAATATTCAATATCAAAAGTCGGAAGTTTCTCTACCTTAATACCTCTAGTAAGAATACAACTCTTCAGAACAGATTTGATTGCGGTCGTAATCTGTTTTGTATTCTCACTTTCGAGAGCAAGAACCAAGAGTTTTTCTTCTTTGACTAGAAAAGGTCTATAAGTAATCTTCTTCTGGGTTGACGGTAATACCAAATCATACTCAGGAGTTACAATCTTTGGTAAAGGCATGATAAACTTATAATATAAGTAAAACTATTTATTATGCATATTTACGCTCTCTAATGTACCTAGTATAGGACAATGAGATGTTGTATTTCAAAACATTACTTGCTTCATAACTCACTTGAGTTGGTGCAATACTAATTGGGAATGCATCTATAAAGGTATATTGCAACTGATAACTGTCAGATATACTTCTTCTCCTTTCTGCTGTGGCATTCTTCTCAAATTTAGTCAAATATACATTACTTCTATAAGTTTGGGGATAATTCATCCGATAACTTACTGCACTATTAAAATATCCTCTGTTATCGGAACTTTGACCTGCAATAAAGTCAACCCAACCATCAAATAGTTCAATCACATCATATCGATTATTCACCATAAAGGTCAAATCGAGAGTGTTTCCAAAATCCTTTCGATATGCCATTTTTTCTGACATACCAGCAAAGTCATTTGTTGCTTCATGAGTAAAAAGGTTTGCACCAGGAAGAGATGCAGCAGAACACATCAACTCAACGTTTTCACCATCTGCAGAGTAATTGAAATTTCTTGTTCCACTATTAAGAAAGTTCATCACTCTTGATGGAGGTTGAACTTTGACTTGATATACCGATGTCTGGGCAACATGAAGAATTTTACTCTTTAGTGCCGAGGTTTTAATTGAATTTGGAGATGGTCCAGGCATCTAAATATTTCTACATTATAATACTATGTATATTAGATGGGTCAAAGTATAAAGTCAATTTATAAACCATCACATCCTGAAAAATACCTTGGAAATTCAAATAATATCATTTGTAGAAGTTCTTGGGAACGACAGTTTTGTCGATATTGTGACACCAATCCCAGTATAGTAAAATGGGCGAGTGAAGAACTAGCAATAAGGTACATTTCACCAGTTGATGGAAGACCACATAGATACTATCCAGACTTTCTGATTGAAGTGAAAGAAAAGAGTGGTAAACTAAAAAAGTATGTAATTGAAATCAAACCCAAGAAACAAACTCTACCACCTGTCAAAAAGAAAAGAGTAACTAAAGGATTTATTTTAGAAGCAAAGACTTATGCAGTCAATCAGGCAAAATGGAAGGCTGCAGTTGATTTTTGTAAGGATAATTTGATTGAGTTTAAGATTATTACCGAAGATGAACTCTATCACTGGAAGAAATGAATAGATTTAAAGAAGAGGATGAAAATAGGATCTCAAGTATGACAGATCCTGATGACATGATGTTAGAAATCATGGAAATTCTAACAGAAACTGAAGTCATTCCTGATGTGGGTGGTTATTATACATTCATCTATCAAGCAAAAACTCCAAGAGTTGAATACGACCAATTTCCATTAATTGCTTGTGTTGGTGTTTATGAGTGGGGTTTTCGTGGTCTAAACTATCATTGGGGTGATTTTAGGAATTATACTTGGGAAGAATCATCAATTCTTCGTGTAGTTGACCCTATGGAACTTAAAACACTTCGTGCTATTCCTTATCAAAGTTTCAGAATAAATAACTAAACGGGTTAGTAACCATTATTAGGAGAAATACAATAGTGGCAAGTAAAGATACTTCAGGTTGGCAAAGTTTGGGTGGAAATGATCCAACAAAGTATCAGGCAACCTTTGACTACGATAATGGAACTGTCGGATCTGATGGTAAGCAAAACAAAAGTAAGATTGTTGTCATAACCAATAGATCAAATGGAAATTACGATGTATACAAAAAAACTTTGTTTGGTAACAAGTTAATATATCAATATAATGCTTCAAACAACAACCCCACAATAACAAATCAAGCAGATTTTGATGACTTTTTTGCAGAAAAAAATAGTCAACAATACACAAATCTGAATCGAGGTGTAAAACAAGCAACTTTAGATTTAGCAAAAGAGAACCTTTCTGGTAGTACATCAAGAAAAGAATATCAAGAATTACAAAACCTATCTGGTTATAAATCACTATCAAATACTGCAGAACCATCACCGGTTGTTAAACTTGAAGTAGTACCTCCTTTAAGTGGTGGTGAAGAACAAAACTCGGATAGTAGTGCTGAAAGTAATGGAACTCTTACTGGTGGTTTTTTAGCACCTGATGGATTTTCTATTGGTTCCAACTCGCCTTTTACAGACTTTGCATCGTTAGATGGTGATGCATTTTTAGGAACGGTAGATGATACACTTCCTTTTGAAGCAGGTTATGCTAGTGTAAATAAATTAGACAATCCCTATTATACAGATAGTATCGAAAGATTTGCAGGTGAAAATAGCAAATTAATGCTACAATATCCAGAAGCAGACCTCACATCCTTTGGATACGATTATATTCAAATTGTTGGTCACAAATATAAAACCAATCCTTTCCTCACAGATAAGATAGTTGACGGCAAGATTGTTGCACCGAAACTTGATGATTTCACAACCACTAACGGAAAGGGTATTTTTGGTAAATTGGGGCGTATTACGGGAACAATACAGTTACCGATGCAACCCAATTTAAGTGAATCTAACTCTGTTGATTGGAATCAGGATGAGATCAATCAACTTCAAAAAATAGGAGCCGGTCTTGCAGCTGACGGAATCACTAAGTTTAGAAACGCAGGAGCCACAGAGTTTGGTAGTGTTATTGCAAACGTATTGGGTAATGCAGGAGAGGCTGCAAAAGATCTTCTCAGAACTCCAGGATTAGGTGCATACATTACTGCATATTTTGCAGGTCAAGCAGTTGGTGCAAATATAGTAGGAAGATCTACCGGTCAGGTTTTAAATAAAAATCTTGAATTGTTATTTAAAGGTCCAAAACTAAGACAGTTTAGTTTTAATTTTACATTTACACCAAGAACTGACACTGAAGCAGCAACCGTCAAAGAAATTATACGGTTCTTTAAAAGATCAATGGCACCTCAAATAGCACCTCAAAGACTTTTTCTGTATACACCAGATATTTTTCAATTGAAGTATATACATAATAATGGGGAAGATCATCCATTCATGAATCTTTTTAAACCTTGTGCTCTCACTAACTTTAGTGCTAATTATACACCGGGTAATAGTTACATGACATATAAAGATGGTTCAATGACACAATACCAGATTGCTATGACATTTAGTGAACTTGAACCCATATATCAACACGAACAAGATGGAGTAGGAGGCACTGGTTACTAATGGCCAAACCATATTTTAGATATATTCCAGATTTTGAATATGTAGATAGAACTTCGAGTGGTCAGAAAATCTCTGATTACACCGAAGTTAAGAATTTATTCAAAAGGGCCCAGATAAGAGATGATATTCTAAACAATCTAGGTTTCTTTACAAAATACCAGGTTGTTGGTGATGATAGACCTGATAATGTTGCAGAAAAGGTTTATGGTGATTCTAACCTTGATTGGTTAGTTATGTTGTGTAATAATATTATTCACTATGAGAATGAATGGCCTATGGCTCAGGAATCATTCAATAACTACTTAATCAATAAGTATGGATCATATGAAAATGCATATACTACAAAATACTATATTACAAGTCAAGTAAGAGACAGTCAAAATACAATTATTATTCCACAGGGTATTATTGTACCTAGTGACTATAGTGTTACATTCTACGATGAGGGTCTAGATCAGACTATTACTCGTTCTGGTGCATATCCCGTATCAAACTACGAATATGAAGTATCGGAACAAAACAAAAAAAGAAATATATTCGTAATTAAACCATTCTATCTTGCGTTGATTATTGACGATCTTGAAACAGTAATGCCCTATGGTAAGGGTTCTTCACAATATGTGTCTCCTAGTCTGGTAAGGGGAGAGAATATTAGACTCTTCCAGTAATAAAAAAAGTAATAGGGCCATTTTTCCCCCGGATTTTTTTGTCGGCCTTTTTGGAATCAAGGCCGCGATTTCGCTAGGGTATAAAAAAAGGGTCGTAACCAAAGTTACAACCCTATTAAAAATTATATGTTATGAGTCAAGACTCGGCCAATTTTGAGAAATAGCTGAGAGGATCATCATCGTCATCAGTAGAGGATGTTGGTTCAACATTCTTTGATGCTTGGTAAGAGTCTTCAAGTTTTTGCATGACTTGCTCTTCACTAACAGCGCGTTGTTCAGTTGCTGCATAGTTATCATACTCGGTCTCCTGTGCTTCTTGACGTGCTTGTGATTTACTGCCTAGAACCATGTCTAGACGCTTCTTCAATTCATCATAAGATTTAAATTGATCTGGTGCAGTAAGAGCAGTCAATGAATACTGCTTCTTCCAGATTGCTTCCATCGCATCGTCATCATCCAGAAGAGGAGAGACACGATCAAACTCACTAGAGTCATAGTTCCAGTAACCTGCAACTTTCTTCAGTTTCAGTTTGAAGTTAGCACCCTGCCAGAAGTCAAAGGGATTGATTGCGGTCTCATCATCAAACTCAGGTTGCATTGCTTCCATGATCTTATCAAAGATCTTCTTACCAAACTTATACAGGAAGACTTTGCCTTCATTCTGTGGATTGGCTTTGTCCTGGACAACATAGATGTTGGCGTAGAAGGACAGTTTACGTTTCTGTTTACGTACAGTATCTTTATCACTCTCATTACCAGTGTTCCACAACTCACGGTTGAGTTCACCGATAGGATCCTTACCACCAATGGTAGTCAGAGAGTTCTCGATGTACCACCCACCAGGTCCCTGGAAGGCGTGAGAGAACAACTTCACCCATGGTAGATCTTCACCGTCTGGAGCGGGAAGGAATCTAATTACAGCATAACCGTTACCGGTCTTATCCATTTCTGGTTTCCAGATACGTTCATCTGGACCCCCACCTTTATTTTCCATCTTCTCGACTTCCTTTACCAGTTTGGAAGTCAGATTCCCAAGGGAACTTTGCTTTTTAAGGTCTGAAAAACCCATTTGTACCTCGTATTAGTTAGTATTTGGCTTGTGTCCCAGACTTGGGTGGGGTGTCTTGGGGACCCCTCTACTATACGACCCTCAAGAAGGGTTGTCAAGTGATTTTTTCATGTTGTCTATGATGTTAGTCATATTTGAAAAAACATATGTCAGATCTACATCGGGTGGAAATCCAAGTTGGACTGCAGAATTCATAATATTTTCTTTCATATCTTTTGCATTAGGGTCATCAGACAAACTCATTCTAGCATAAAGAATTTGTTGTGTCTTTAACAACTCTTCCAACATTTCGATATGTTCAAGTTTATCTTGATCATCCATCGATGCAAAGGAAAAAACTTTTTGATAAATTTTTTCCTGTAGTTCAGAAATTTTCTTCATTTCTTGTTGAACTAGTTCTGACTCGAAGAAACTCATTCTCCTTCCACAACTTCAGTTTCAGATGTTTCGGTTCGAGCATTTTCTTCTTCAATCTGTTCCAGAACTTCGATTGCACCTACAAGTTTCAGGTACATCTCTCTGGTAGTTTCAAGTCCTTGTTCTACTTCAACTCGCTGTTTCCGTAGGTTCTCAAGTACGGTTGCATTGTCAAGAGCCATGGATTATTATCTCCCTTAAAATTGATTTGAATTTAAATACATCAATATGTATAAACGAATTATACTTATTGATTCTCATTGATAGGAATTTCCACACAGGGTCTGAAAGATTCTTATCAAAATCATCTTTGAATCCGATTATCTTATTCAAGATAACCATCGTCTCTAATGAAATGTTTTTTGCTAGATGTTCTTTGATGATTTGGGGGTGTCGAGTCCCCTCAATCTTAAACATACCATCAAAGTCTTTATCTGTAAAGACATCCTCTATCTCAGTCTTGAACGTATAAGATAGTGATTGAAGGCGTTTCTTCCACTCGGTGTAATTCTGTTCTCCGTTTCTAACGATTTCACCAATCCACAAAGACTGAGGATCATCACAACTAACAAAATTAGACACGAAGAATTCAACAACTTGACTATCATCTTTTTGTCTACTCAGCTTTTCAAAAAAGAACCGGTCACGTCTCTTATAGAAAGATTGTAAAGATGCTCTAGACTTACCACCATAACGATGGTAGTCGTAGTTAGATTTGGTAAAGTGATTTTTCAATCCAAGGTATGCCTTGTATGTATCAAAGGGTGTCACTTTAGGTATCATATAGGAAGTTTGGCGTGAGATGTTTTCTTCAGTAGATTCAATTCCATTGCTTCTACTTTCAATCTTTCTTTAAGAGGTTTCGAAATCAGTTTAGGAATAGATTCAATGTCTAGACTATTCTTTTCACAAAAATATACAATTGCATCAACGTATTTCATTCCATTACCGTTCTTGACAATGGCTTCAATCTCTTCTGCAAAAGTTCGACTACTATAGAATTTCTTTTCTATAATTTTATCGACACTTAACTCTTCAGGGCTTTGCATATTCTCTGAGTTTAGATTCCACGAACTCGCGGATGTACTGGACAAGTAACTTAATATACTTGGACTTATCGTATTCTTCATAGACTTCTACCTCCCCATTTTCACAGGTCATAATGATTACAAATTTTTTGACTATAAGACCCTTCATCTCATACAACATACAAGCATATGCTGCACACTGAACAAAGTAATCTTCAATCCATTCTCTTTTCTTAGGTTTGGCTGATGTTTTGAAGTCAATAACAGACAACTCACCATCAAACTCAGCGATACAGTCAACAGAACCAGCAATACCTAGTTCTGTACTGTATAAAGCAGTCTCTTGACATAGAATATTATCAATCCTATTCAGTTCAGGTTTGGCCTGTTTGAATAGAAACTGAGATAAGGGAAGAACATCAGAGAAAGTATCTGAGTTGTTCAGATACTCCTCAATCAACGTATGGGCATCAGTACCACGATGGGTAGCCTTACGAGTAATGTTGTTGGCTTCTTGTTCACCAACCTTTGCTCTCCACTGTTTAAACTTGTCTTTGTTTCTCCAACTAATCACCGAAGTGATAGATGGCATTCTTACAAGTTCTTCAGTTCCAAATACTTTATAGTAACGAACTCCGTCAATACTCTCTCGTTCAATAGGAACGAAAGGAACATCCTGATGATTAAACATTACATACCAAGTTCAAGTTTAGCAATGATGTACTCCTTCACAAGACCACTTCTGCAGATATCCTCTGCGTTAAACTCAATTGTATCAAAGGATGGCATGTTCGTCAAGATTCTCATGAAGTCTGCGATACCATTCCGTTCGTTCTGTTTGGTAAGGTCAGACTGAGTTGCATCACCACAGAACATAATCTTAGAGTGTTCACCAATACGAGTAATCATCGAGTCCAGTTCATGGAAGTTCAGGTTCTGAAACTCGTCAACAATTACAATCACATTGTCCAGTGTAGTACCACGAATGAATGACGTGGACCAGAAAGAAATAGTACCTTGTGCCTTAAGATTGTTGTACAACATCTCAAAAGATGCATCATCAGGCATCTCAAACATATACTTCACCATATTCTTATAAGGAATCTGATAAAGAGATGACTTATCCTCATGATCGCCGGGAAGGAAACCAATCTCTCTGGTCGGTACAAGGGACCTGACAATGTAGATCTTCTCGTAGGGTGTCCTAGGGTCTAGGACTTCCATAAGGGCATTGTAGAGGGAGATAAAGGTCTTTCCTGTACCGGCACAACCATATGCAACAAGGTTCTGTTGACTTTTATACTTCTCAAAGAACAGTTCTTGATTCTCTGTAATCGGTTCCACCTTCTTGATATAATCAAGGTTGATTGGTTTCTTCCTCTTCATTGTCTTGTTGCTCATACCAAATGGTACTGGGTTGGTGTTACCAATACCCGTTTTCTTTTTTACTGGCATATGATGTTAATCGTAATGTTTTAGGGTACTACCTGGTTGTTGCTTGGCCTTTGTCATTACATCCTTCCATCCAGGATGTTTGGTATAGATCTTACTCAGGGGATCACCCATTTCAATACCTAAACATGGTGCATTATCTGGAGTGTAATACCTTGACCAGTCTGGATTGTCTTTACACCATTGAGACCAATCATGAACACTCATCCGCACTTCTTTAGTCTCACCAGTGTCTTTGTGTTTGACGGGATACGTTGCCACATTACCTCCATAATGTTTGTGTTGATATTTATTACCACTCCAGAGCTTCTGAAATGATGGGGAATTGTTCTTTGAAAATTTCCTTACATGAATTTGCAATATCCATGTGTTCTTTCTGTGTACCGTGTGCAGAACGAAGTTCGATGTAATGAATCCAACTGCGAACTGAACCAGTCATATACATTCTGGTTGGTGTTGCGAGTGGCAATACAAAGCGAGCACATTCCTTTGCGACACCAGCCTCCAACATCTGACTATAAAGATTAGATGCAGAACTGAATAGAGTAATCATCTGACGGTTGATCTTATCGACCACCTCAGGGTCAAGATCATCGATACTATTCTGACGGTTCTTATCATCCTGACGACGAAGTTCAGGAAGTTCAATCTCAATGTTCAAAAGATTAGTACTTGCATACCTTTGTGAAAATTCTTGAAAGGTGAAACTTCTATGACGCAATACTTGGGCTGCAATACCTCTCGTAGTCTCAATCTCCATAGACATAAATGCCTGTTCAAAGATAGACCAATGCTGATGTTTAATACAGTACTTCAAAAGACCTGCGAACTTCTCACTGTCCTGATTGTTTGGATTACTTACACGAGCACAGTATGCAATCTGTTTTTCTGCATCAGGTGTTACTGAGATTAGTTTGGCTTGATTCATCTTTTTTACTAGACTTTAATTGTTTTCGTTCTTGTTTAACTCTTTCGACATAGAGTCGTTCGCCTTCACTGAAAAGTTCAGGATGTTTAAGGATGTACTTGATTGCCTTTTTTGTTTTCATGATTGAAATATGTATTGAAATAAGAAACTATTCCATTACTTAATTGATTACCTTGTGAAACCCAAGTGTCTACACATTCATAGATGTCTTGAGTACTATATGATTCTTCTTCTATCTTGGATCTTCCATACTTATTTAACAGGATACCAAGACACTGCTGACGAAGTTTCATTCGGTCTTCAGAGTATCTCCAATCATCATTCATCATCTTCAAATACCTCATCGTAATCTGGAAGGGGAGGAAGTGTTTCCTCAAGTTTTTCTGTGTAAGACTTAACATCAGAATACACTTCTGATTCTAATGCGTCAACTAAAAGTCTAAGATTTCTTGTGATAAGTTTAAGTTTATCTTTTTCCATAAAAAAAGGGAGACTTGTGTCCCCCTAGTCTATCAGATAATTGAACTTGTGACAAGTGTCACTTGTTGTAAGTACGACCACGGTAACAAAATGTACCATGGGTTTCACTTGACTTCACGCAACGTGTATCATACTCAACACCACGATATGCAGTGTGATTGATTTGTGCGTCATGAAGGGCAGATGCTTTGTTGATCTGCTTCTTGATCATTTGAAGTGTGTTCATGAGTTTACTCCTAAAGTAGTAGAGGGTTTTAATCCCCGTTCCTTCAGTCGTGTGCGTCCCTTGAAATACAACCCATACCATGTCTTCCTAAAAGATTTCGAAGAATAGTCTTCTTATCCTTTTCGGAAAGGTAAGGGTCTTCCATCACAACTTCTGCAACCTCTTTCACATGTTG